GCAGCTCATGAACGTGCGCCATGGCCTGATGATTGCGAGACGGTATTGCTGCTTGTCTGGCTCGGTCACCTTTGCGCCTCGTCGATCATGGCCTGCCACGTTTCCAGCAAAGGTTGATCCGTAATGGTTGATGCTTGGGCTCGATGCCCGGCAGTCATTATGTCCGCCGTGGGCTCGCGCGGCACAATCACATAGCCAGCCCTATCCAGCTCACGTATAACGCCTGCGATATCACATGTCTGGCCGCCTCCACGATCAATCGCTTCGTAGATCGGACTGCCCTCCTCAATCTTTTTCATTCCCGCTCCTCCTCGACTATCACGGCTATGCCGGCGGCAAGCCACAGGACCACAGCAGCTAGGATGACCCAGATCAACGAACTGCGCACGCCATCCAGTAGAATCCGACCATCATCATTACCATACCAATGAACGAGATCATTGCGTGCTCCCATTGATGAAATACAGCCAAGCCGAGCCCATCGCCATGGCTCCGATCAGTGCAAGAACTGACAGTCTGAGCGCTCTCATTGCTTCTTCCTCCATCCACGCATATATTCGCGCTGGTATGCCTTGCGATCGAAGGTCCCATTGGGTGCGCGCTTGCGTTTGGCCAGCTCGGCAGGACTCGAACCTGCGCCCTTGGGGATAGAAGCCCCCTGCTCTGATCCAGCTGAGCTACGAGCCGATTTGGTGGAGACAAGCGGAATTGAACCGCTCGCACGGGCTGACCCCGTTCCCGCGCCACTTTGCCGGCCGCTAAGCTGGCTATCTTGCGCAGTCGCCGGCAACGTTACCTCCGGCAAACCCTCCTCGGGTCTGTCCCCTTTAGTCTTTGGCCGACGATGGAGAGTCCGCTTGACCTCAGGCTCCTTCATCCATCGCTCTGCGGCCGAATTGGCTTCTGACGGGCCGAGCGCTTGCCCAGCTATAACCGGCTCTGCGAGCCCGAACGACATGGAGCTACCGGGCGTCTGCTTGGCTCCAACTTCCAATCCCGGTTCGGCCTTCCTGTTTGCCCGTCTTGCTGTCACGGTGCCGGACTTTCCACCTGCCGCGTCCGCAGGGACGAATGGCCGTTCTCTTGAACCGCCGTCAGAACTCTTTGGCCGCTTAACGGCCGGATTAGCTTCGGATGCACGCGGTGGCGCTAGCCGCGATGCCATAAGCGGTTGTTTCCCTTTCGGGCTCGCATCCGAACTCGTAGTGGACGGGCATCCGCCTAGACGGTGCCTCTCTCCACAAATCTTGCATCTCGAATGTTCCATGCCGTTAGTCTAACCACACAATTTAGACTAACGCAAGGGCTATCTCAGCCAACCGGCATCCAAGCCCGGATATCTACCTTCGGCGTGCTCACCGGCGGTCCGATCACGACCTCTGGCGTCGCCATCAGCGGCACGCTATTCTCAATGCTGGACTTGGGATCTGTCACCGGCCTGGCGTCGGACGTCTTGCGGAAGCTCATGTGTTGTTCTCCGGATTGAATGGGTCGTGATCGACTGGAGTTACGGCAGGATTGCCGCCGAGGGCAAAAGGATTGTGGTCCACAGGGGTGATACGCTGGCTCAGAAATGCGGCTGTAGCAGGTGGCAGCATGGAGATACCCGCCAAGCCATATTTCTTCACAATATTGATCAGATTATCGTCAAACACCACGTAATTGCGCGAGCCCTCGCCGACCGATCGTGATCCCTGGTCAAGATATTTAATGCCGGGGATGCCGGCTTCCTTCAATTTTGCGGTGTCTTCCGGCGTCTTGGGGCGCGCAAATAGCAGATCGTGGAACTTGTCCTGCGGTAGTCCATAAGCCTTTGCGGCCATCTCCATTACGGCTGGGCTCTGCTCGCTCAGCGGCTTATCCCAATCCAAGAAGTGATTTGGGTCAGCGTTGATGTTGACCTCGTACATCCGACCTGACGACTTAAATTCAGGAAGCTCCTTATCGCTCTTGAGAATATTCAGAACTTTTTGGTAATGGCCGCTTGGATCACCTGGGTCTCGGTCAACAGCTTCTTGAATCTCCTTTATCGCTTTAGCTCTAGATCCAGACTCCTCGACCTGCACTGTCGCTACATGCAGTGGGTTATACATATCGTATTTCTGGCCGCCTATTTTAACATCTTCAGCTAAGGCATCCCTATAACTCTTTGCCACTGCTGGATTCTCAGCAAAATACATTCCATGCCCGTAAACCTGCGCGCCCTCTCCCGTGCCGATCTTCTCCAGTGAGAAGCGGTCGAAGTCGTGCGGCGAGCCGTGATATGCCCGAATTACAGGAGCCGCTTCACGGGCAACCGCTCGAGCTTCCGGCCCGATGCCTGGCAGCATTCCAGCCATAGCCTGTACGGTTCCGGCTGCATTCCCCCTCGCCTTGGCGTCGATCGCATCAGCGGCGCTGCCGGCAATCCCCAGCGGTGTTGCCCCGGCGATGCCTCCCAGCCCCTCGACCAGATGACGCGCCACGTGAGGCGCGGCGCCAGCGGCCTCCAGAGCGTCCTGCAGCTTCTGCCCGAGCCATTCTGTAGGGCTTGGACGTGGAGGAGCCGTCAGCTCACCGAATGGCTGATTAACCATGAGCGCGTCGGGGATGCCCTCAGGCTGCAGATCCGGCATGATCCACCCTCAAATATTTCCCCGGCCGCGTCGGATCGGGCAGATAATGGTTCCCATCTGGCGCCTCTTTCGCCCCGATCATGCTTGGATGGAACGAGTCATCGTTCGCGACGCCCTTGCTCTTCAACACATCCTCGATTGTTGCCCGCATCATGGCTTCAAAGCCCTGATCATCACCTGTCCGATCCAGTTCAGGCTGAGCATTCGAGATGGCTGTAACGCGCTTGCTCTCCGCATCATAACGCTTCGTGTGCGCATCGAATGCCTTGATGCCAACCTCGGTTTCCTTGCGCTGCAGGTCAATCTGCTGATCCTGCAGCTTCTTTTCCAGCTTCCCGATCTGATCAAGAGATTGGGCAAACATGCCCTGCACCTGCTGCAACTGCGTCGTGAGTTCCTGCACGATGGCCGGCGGCTCGCCATCCTTCAGCAACCACGGTGCATTATGCTCGATGTCCCGTTCCAATCGCTCGGCAATCTTGTCTGACAGCGGGAAATCAGCCGTGCGGAACGTGAGATCGCCGATCTTAGCCACCAACTCAGGAGCCTTGGTCAGCACGCCCACGAACGCATCCCATGCCTGCTCGCGCTGCGTCGCAAAGGACGGCCCGACATTAGCCTGGACCTCGTATTTGCCCACAGCCGGGTTGAACAGAACCTTCTCCACGTCCTGCTCGAGTTTGATCTGAGCTGCCTGGTCCGCGTTGGGATCAATCGCGATCTCGGATTGAGTTCCATCCCGAGCCATGACCTTGATGACCTGCTCGGTGTCGTAGATGTCCGGTGCCCAATCGATGAAGATCCGGCCGATGTACGTCACGGCCTGGGCCGCGTTCTCCGCAAAATCATAATTGGCATTGTCCGCGCCCCGGCGGCGCTCCTGAATGGCCAATCCCGAGCGCTCATTGCTGGTAATGCCCTGCTTGGCGTCGTTCATGCCCGAAATCAGGCTCATCTGCTGCAGGGCGCGGTTGATGCCGTTGGCATATGCCGGCGCGTCGGTCGGGCCCGGATTGCGCTGAGGGGCCGGAATCTCCTCTCCGTCCTCATCCCGGTGGTTGAACGGCAACCAGGCCGGATTAGACGTGTTGAGCTTGTTCCATGTCGTCTCATTGCCCTCAAACGCCGCTGCCGGCCCGATATACGGGCTCTTGGGCTGCAGCGCGTTGAACTCGGCGTCAGTCGAAATGTAATAATTGAGGATCCGCTGCGTGTCCTTCAGCGGCCGCACGATACCCTTGCGGTCCAGCTTGCCGTCAATGATCTTCTCACGGCCCAGGAATCGCACGATCGGGATGTATTTTCCAGAGCCTGGGAGCTCTAACCGCCGGTCCACGATCTGCGTACCAGCGATCTTGAACCATTGCAGCTTGCGGTTCCACACGCGCCGCCGCCTGACCTCATCCACACCGCGCTTCTCAGCCGCCCTCAGAGCCTTTTCCATCTCCTTGGGCATCTCGGACATGCGGAACTGGACGGACTGACCCTGCTCATCCTTGAAGTAAATAAGCTCGTCTGCCTCCTCAAGTATTCGATAATACTCAGCAATCCGAACGCTATCCTCGCGCACCCAATCGTCAGAAATATCAAGAGTGTTATTGGTCGGAGGAAGATCGATATCAGGGAACAGACGCTCAAACTCCGTCTTGGGGATCTCGTCAAAGATGAACCCAAACTTCGCATCGGAGCCGTCTTTCTGCTTGATATCCGGGTCCAGCAGCACCCCGAGATGCGACCTGACCGGCTCAATCACAAATGTCTGATTGAACGTCTCATCATCGATATACTTCGTGTTGACGCGACAATACCCTACGCCTCCATCGACCTGGGACTGGTACGCATCCATGTAGATGGCACGCGCATTGCATGAATACTCGACGTGTCGGCTCAGCGCCTCATAGATCTGCGCGCTGTCGAATGTGCTCTCATCCCCCGTCGGCTTGATCGCGATCGAGGGCATGTTCTGTTTGAAATCATTGGTGATTTGGTAGCTGAAGCTCTGGACGATGTTAACCGTTAGGGTCGGCCGCTTGCTCGTGTCGCTCACACGAGCGTTATAGACCTCACTCGGCCATTGCCAGTGATTATCAGAATCAGCCGAGGCAAACTTGATGTCCTCGATGTACTGCGGGCGGAAGTCGGCCTCGAACTCGTATGCGCGCTTGAATCGGCGGCGGGCCTGCTCGATGATCTCCGCGTCTTCCTTCTCAGCCGGGGAAAGCTCGTCGTCGCCTGGCTCGTCGGTGAGATTGCGCTTAGCCATTATGACATCCAGCCTTGAGCGCCTGCCTCGTTCCGCTCCTGTGGAACCTCTCGCTGCTTCTTCTTCACCGGATCCCTCGCGCTAAGGCCAAATGTCTGCCATCCGTCTGCCGCGTTCGAATGGTCGTCATGGAGCGGTTCCCCACTGGTCACTCCATGCGTATTTACGCCATATCTGTAGCGGCGTAAATGATTTAGCCCGTCAGCCGTCTTTTCACGGTCAAACCAGCACTCTGCAAAGATCGTGCGGCCAGCGTTGATGCCGTTCGCCTTCTTCGCCACGCGCGGGATGATTCGAACCGAGCGCAGCCCATCAGCCCTCACCTGCGACTCAACAGTCCGCTTCTGTCCAGGGTAATTGTTCTGGGCGTCATGCGGCAGATGATGGGTTCCATAGATGTAGCCGCTCTCTTCCGATCGCTTCTGCAGTTCCAGCAAATAATGATCGATGTGGAAGCCAGAGTTCTCATAGAAATCAATGACATGCCATGACAGTCCGACGCGCTGCACAAACCAGATCGCCGTCTTGTCGCCCCACCCAAGATCCCAGAATGTGTGAACCTGAACGCCCCTGGTATGCGGGACTACCGTGATCCGGCTCTCTGCCTCAGCCTCTCGCAGTTCGTTGGCATAGATGGCACCCTCGAGACTCTTCCGGGTCTTGCCCTCCCAGATCCACAGATATTCGTCTTTCTTCTTGGGATCGTTGAACATCTCAAGGCGCTCAGCCTCAAGCACGGCCGGGAAGAATGGATTGTCCCGCCAGTTCATCTCCTTGACGATCGCAAAGGAAGGGGGATGCACGACGAAATTCTGATAGGTGTAATCGTCCTCAAGCTCGGGGTTGAGCACGATGATGATCTCGGATACCTCGTCAGGCTCATAGCCCGGATCCGGATAGCCGGCGCGAATGGTCGGGATCAGGTATTTCCAGCTCGAGGCCGAGACCTTATCCGCCTCCTCAATCCACGCGATATCAATGCCCTGCATCGATTTGATCGAGGCCGAATCGTGCTTCAAACCCTTGAAGATGAACTCGGTCTTGTTAACACCCCGAATAAAGTCGTTCTTCACCGTGTAAAAGTCGCCCAATCCATGCTGCTCGATGATCTGCTGAAGGAGCTGGTGAACCGATTCCTTGATGGATGACTGAACCTCGCGCCCGCAAAGGATACGCCTCGTTCTGCTCATCCCCTTGAGCAGGCAGGCCCTGGCTACGCTCTCAGACTTCGTGGAACCGCGCCCACCATGCAATACCTTGATACGCCCCCCACCTGGCTTGGTCGTCGCAGGCCGCATCAGGAAGGCCGCGCCCTCCGGTAGCTGCATCTTGACCTGCTTCAGCATCAGGAACCCGCTTTGACGTATTCCACAGCCACAGAGAGCTTAACCGCTCCACCGTCCTCCCCCGTTACAGTGGTCGATTGCAGATCGGGTAGGGACTTGCGCAATAAAATGCCGGCAGCGTTCACCTGCGAGGATGTCAATTCAACCTTACCAAGCACATGATCAGTCAAACGATTTACGATCTGACTGGTCTGTATTTTCTGCCGGGTAAAAGCATCATGTTGAACTTTGCGGGTTCGGGCTGCCATGATTTAGTCTAACCGCTTTTCCGCCTTCAATTCTGTCTCTGGATTATACCAATCTGGAGCTCCGCTCAGTTCGACCAGCTCCCAGCCACGATCCTTTGCCTGCTGGTGAAGGGCAATTTCGTCATCCTGGCAGACTACCTTAACGAAGACATCGTTTTCAGCGTCTGAACCAGGAATCTTGAACCACTTTGATTGCTCTATCATTTTCCGTTCCCGTTCGTATTGCCCTTGGTTCTCAGCCATTCGATCTCGCTGATGGCCTTGCGGAGGATGTCCAGCGATATCCTGCAGCTGTCGTCGCTGATTGTGTACGCTGGAGGATTCTTGAAGATGGCTTTCAGTTCCTCCAGAATATCGGTCATTTGGCCTCTATCCTCTTCACGATATCAGATTTAGGCGCAAGGCGCTTGAGCCTCGCATACGCTATTGCTGCTTCCTCGACATGTCCCAGCCCATGGGCATAGACCATCTCAGCCTCAGCCAGATCCGCTGCTGCCGGGTCGAATGCCGATGCATTCCGCACAGCAGCCAGCGCCTCTTCAGTCGGGTGGTTCATCAGGAGGTGATAATAGCCATATCCCGTCGCAATTGCACGCTCCTGAGGGAATATCTTTGCGGCCAGATCGAGTTTCCACGGGTCGAATGGCGCCCTCCATGCGCTCAGATAAAGCTGGTCGGCGACCACGGCGCGGACCCCGAAGGATACGGCCACGATCGCCCATGCCAGGCGCCACGAGGTCGAAAACAGGTTCATCGGCTCAGAATAGCCACCGCTACCAGACCGACAAGCGCGAGTGTGCTGATGGCCGCAACTGCCACGGTCGCCAGCATAGGACCGACGGCATGCGGCATCAGGGCGTCGTGATCAGGTAATTCATGGTCGAGATCGCGGAAATCCTCGGCTTCCATTGCTTTACCCTCTTTCCTAGATGACCGGCGACACAGGCCGCCATGAATGCCTCAATTGGGACATGAAGCGGGAACGCGAATAGTCCGATCACGCCGAAACAGATCAGCACGTATCGGTTATTGTCCTTTACCATCAATAGCATAAACGCTGCTATGATTAACGGGACAGCGCCGATTCCAAGCTCAAATATCAGTTGAAGAATGTCGTTGTGAGCGAAATAGGCCCGATGCAAGAGCGCGTCGAGCTGGTTATGCACTGAGTAGAACGGGGCCAGATACTCGTATGATCCAATCCCGTGACCCCAGATCGTCGCCGCGCCCCATGCATCCCGATAGATATCCAGCCGCTGGTCGATCGTGCTGCTGCTGAAACTTGTCACAGCCTTGATCGTGAGGCCGCCCAGGGCCACAGAGAGAACCGCGCCGGCTATCTTGCTCTTACCCCAGACCCAGGCCAGAAACGCACATGTCAGGCCGACAATGGCCGCTCTCGATCCAATCGCCAGTCCTGGAATGCAGACCGGCAGCCACCACCAAAGCCGATTCGCCAGCAGTAAGACCAGAACCGTCGCAGATATCTCGGCGAAGACATCATGGTTCACGAACAGGCCAGAGGGGAACATGGTGCCTCGGTAGACCGGATCGATCCCATAAAGCTGGAACACGGACAGGACCGCCGAAACGCCAAGCCCAGCTGCTAGCCCGATCGCAACTCTGCGGATGTCCTGGATCCACACAAATACGCTAGCGAGGGCGCAGAGCTGCAGGAAAGCCCATGTCCCGTGCGGAGACCAGCTTAGGGATACGCCGGCATAAATCAGCGTGGCGAGTCCGAGCCAATGAACCGCCGTCATTTCGATCTGGCGCCAGAATAGCAAAATGGGCGCCACCACGAGGATAAGCGCCCATCCTGTCTGCACAACCCCGGCCGTGTAGCCGGGAATGATCGTCATCAGACCGAAAGCGATGATCATTCGGTCCTCGAAAATTCGCCATGGTATTTCTTAGAAGCCTCGACGTATGCCGCATGGGCTTCTTCTGCGGTGTAATGGTATTTCAAGCTAATACTTTTCCCATTAACCATTATTCTAGCCGTATATTTCTTGTTTTTGTTTCTTGGCATATAAATAACACCTTTTAGACCGTTAGAATTGTTTTTTTGAATTTTGCGATTGCGAACATTTTCAGACCGGGTGGCGGGCCGAAGATTTTCCCATCGGTTGTCCCACCGATCCCCATTTCTGTGATCAATCTGGTCCGCAGGCCATGACCCTGTCATCCATAAATATGCTAAAACATGGCAGTAATAGCGCCGAGCCCCCGACTGATTTCCTCCTATATGGATAGCATCATAAATCGATCCGCGATCACGACGCCCCGCAGGTTTACCAGCATACTTTTTGTTGAATCCTGGATCGCCATTGCGCTCTTTCCAAATAAAAACGCCAGTTTCCGGATCATAATCCAGAAGCTGGCGTATATCTTCCGCAGTTAACTTCATATGGTTCTCTCCGATTAATTTGCCTTTATGCTATAATCGGAGAGAACGCAAGTGACAAAACTTGTTGATTTAACTCAACAATTCACTGTACGCGATACCAAATACCTGTTGCCGGCACACTATTTGCGTAAGTTAGTGCGTGAAAGACCATCTGAAAACCATACGCACCCGTCGTGCTGACGGTCAGGATCGTGGGAGTATTGCTGATCGTATTGCCGGTGCCGGCGCCCCAAGTCACGGCCGAAAGAGTCTGCGTCGAGCTGACGCTGATCTTCTGGCCCTCGATCATGGCAGAGGCAGCCGGGAGTTGGATACCAAGCGTGGTCAGGACCGTGGCCGGCGTCAGGATCAGAGTGCCGGTGGTCGCCGCGACGGTAACGGTGGTCGCGTTGGTCGGAGTGACGATGGTCGGCGCCAGATCGCCAATCAGGGCCATCGGGATTTGCACGGTCTGCGGCTGCGCGCCGTTGGCGAAGTTGGTATCGGCAGGAACCGTCATGCCTGCAGTAATATACTGCGGTCCTGCCGGGACGGTCGTGGTACAGACTTGGTTGCCGGTCGCACCCGTCGAGGTGCCCTGACAGAACGATCCCAGACCGACAGTCGGGAAATCATCAAACTGCCCAGCGCCCCAGGCGAGTCCCGCCGTAACGACCAGCGCCACGAGCCCTAGTGCAATTCTCTTCATATCTCTTATCTCCCGATTACCGCAGAGCGCGGCTCAACGAGCCTTTTATCAATTATCTGTGGGATTGGAAAGGGCTTTTGCCGAGCAATGCCGGACATCCCGGACCTCTGCCTTATGCGTCCGCCACACTGTAAGGCTACGCTTTCCAAGCCCGACGATGCGAATCTTCTGCCCCATTGGACCGCATATCGTCCTGATCCCGTATTCTGGCCGGATAAGCCGCAACATCACGGCCTTGATTCGAATCCGGCACGCAATTTCCTCAACCACTAACCGCAGTATCTGGCGTATCCTCATGAGAAAAATGCCTTGTATAGAGCGATCATAAGAACCAGCCAGAACAATCCAGCCGCCCAGAGAGAGATTCTGGCAAGCCGCACGCACTGCGCAGCCTGCTCATCATGAACGTAAGCGAGATCACGAGTTACGCCCATCGAAAGACGTCTCTATCTCATTGAGAATGATTGATATTCCGCGTTCTGCCCAGCATAAAATCTCAATTGAGAGATAAGCCGTTAGAAGCATAGCAATTTCCATTCTACTGCCTCTTCGCCTCGAGCTTGATATCGTCCAACGTCTTCACCGGCAGATCAACTGCTGTCGCAACGGCTACGCAGCCGGCAAGACGGGTGAGGTCGGCGACTTGGGCGCGGAGACGTTCGATTTTGTCAGCCGCTTCAGTCATATCTTTGATTGCCGCTTCTGGATCCAGATAAGGCTCCCCGTCTCCAGAATGGACCCATAAAGGATGCCTAAGACGAGCATTCAAGTCCGTTTCATCAATCATCCGTTCTCTCCTCTATGAACAGTTTCACCAGCTTCTTCCGCTTGTATAATGCCTTCGGCTTTGGATCCGGCGTGCCAACATGCCAGCTTTTGCAGTGCACGCATCGGTAAACATCCCGACCTGGTCGGCGTGCGGCAGCAGATTTTGCGGTGCCCCTCGTGAGAAATGGCACCTTCCCGTCACACGAACTCGCGCGCCACGTATCCTCCGGTGACATATTCTAACTCTGCCTTTCCATAGCCCACAGGATAATTCCACCAATAGCGCAGCCCAAAAGTACCGCGAAAAAACCATTGGCGATGAGGTTTAGCATCTATTTTGCCTCGCTCGATATGCCTACGCTATCGCTCACAGCCCGTTGTCCTTCTCGAACTGCTCCTCAGGATTGAATGTCGTGGCGCCATCTGCCTTATCGGCATAGGACGGCTCAGAGCCGTATCTGCAGCCGATCGGCGGGCAATTGCACCAGTCAGGATCGTCGCATTTGCCTTGGGAGCAAATAGGACGCTTCCTCGCAATATCCTCTTTCAGGCTGTCGGAGATGTCTGCGTGAGAGGGCAAATGACCCCCGTGGTTTTCCTCACCTCGATATTCCAGCGCTTGCCTTTTTTGCTCATCGGTAAGCCCTGCAAAAATTCCACTCTTTTCCGCGCGAAGGGCGGCGACGATCATGTCGCGCTCCGACTCGACAAGAACTGCTCCGTGAGCCAACCCAGCAATCCTGTCCGCCAGCTTTCGCCTTTCATCACTGGACCCCACCGAGACATAGCTGGCCGGAACGCTGATGCGACTTGCCTTGATGCGACTTGCCTTCAGGCACTCCGCACATCCTCCATCAGGCAGGAGTGCGTCGCCTGGCCCGTACCAGGGATGGCACTCCGACATGGCCTCGACGGTTTCGGCATTTGGAGTGGCATGGTCTATTCGCTTCACGATGACATAGCCGGCCTCCTTGATCATGTTCAGAATTGCGCCAGCCGTCTCACTGCAGGCACAGGTCGCCCCGCTCTTGCATGGCCTCAATCCCATTGGCGTGATGCCGCAAATCCGGCTTCCCCATTCATCCTTGATAGTCCGAGCGATGTTCTCTTTCAGGTCTTCGGTCATTTCAGCGCCTCTTCGATCATGGCCTTCCATGCCTGCGTCGGACAATAACCAAAGTTGTTTTCATGCCCGCGCTGCAACATTTCGTATGTCGGTTCGCGCATGGCCTCAATCGCGGCTCGAGCCATGGCCAACAATAGACCCTTCTCGCGCGGCGAAAGCTCTTCAAAAAAGGAATGCGGCATTTCTCCTGTATGACCATAGCCAGCATCGTTGATCGCCTTCGCCACCCGTTCGATCATCTCGCTCATTTCGACATCACCATCCCAAACGCGCCAACGAGGAGCAGCACCAAGGCTGCAATTCCGACGAACCATGAGCTGGGAAATACAGCGTACAGAGCCAGCAGGAAGCCAAGGAGGATCAGGATCAGGGGCATCAGACCTTCCATCCATGTCGGCCAAACTCACACATAATCAGCGTCGGGATCAGCGCTAATGGCCCACCCAACCCTGACACAGCCGCAAAGATACGATCGGATTGGCGATCCAGCATCGGCCATCTGTAATCGCAATAGGCGACTTGCAGCCCGTAATGGATCGCCCCGCAGATCATCCAACCGATAATCAACAATGCCATCTCACCTATCCTTCAGAATGATCGCGTTCACGTTGATGTTCGTTTTCATATCCAGATTGTTAGCAACAAGAAAACTCCGTAGATTATAAGCGGAGCTAACACCTGCTGCATCTCGTTCCTGCGAGCTTTCCTCCGATTTTGCATGCTGTTAGCACCGTTCGACCGTAGTTTCCTTGACCTTCGAGCATCGAATGGTGCCGCACTTTACACACCTGCAGGTATCCGCAACGATAAATCCATTCTTTATCGTCTGCTGAAGTGTCTCGTATTTATGGCGGCATTTCATTGGTCTAACCTCTATGTTCGCTCATCTGCTCTTGAGGATGATCGCGTTCACGTTGTCGAACGGCCAGCCGAAGTTGGGCTTGCGTTCCCACGGCGGAGTGTGGCGCATGAGCTTGACAAGCGCGGGGCTAGGCATTGGCGGGTTTTCAAGCGCGCGGGTAAGCGTAGCCAAGTCCTTTGCCCGAAGACGAATTTCCGTGGATGATTCGCCGATATCTGCCGTCCGCTTCCTGCTCTGCTTGGTCATTGGATCGTCTCCGGTTTGAGTTTACTTCGTCTCTGGATCGAACTCAAAATCTATCTTCAGATTTGCGCCAAGTCCCGCAGCCAATAGCATCAAGGTCCGCAGGTTTGGATTTGTCACGCCCTTTTCCAGATATTGGATATTGCGCCGGTATACCCCGGATCTGCTTTCGAGCTCTTCGAAGGTTAGTCCCTGTGCCGTCCTGGCTGCCCTCAATAGATCCCCGAATTTCGTATGCTCAGCCATCTGCCCTACCTTGATCCTTTCCTCTGGCCGTGCCCGCCGCCAGGAAAGCTTCCCTTCTTCCCCGGCGGCTTCGACTCGGCACCCCCTTTCGCAATCACCGGCTCCATGCCGACGATCTTCTCAAGCTCCGCACGCAATGCACTTTCCTCGAGGCCCGGAATGATCTCGGTCAAGGTGACGTGGATCATTCGATTAAGCACGCGCGCAAAACCGTCCTGACTTAACGACGCAAATGCTATTGATTTTGGCACAATCGCAGTGATTCCGGTATTCGGATTGTGGATCATCCGAACGTGGCGGGCTCTTATCTTCAACCAGTCCATGCTTGCTTCCCGATCCGGAAGCCAGTCGCACGACTTCGATACGATATCAGCGAGTGCCCAGGCTAGGCGGAACTGCCTCAAATTCCGTGGCACTCGCACAGTAACCATCACGCCGGTATTCTGTGGCACCTCATCCATCATTTCCGCCGCGACCGAATCGGCCGGGACAAGATGCGATCCCTCCCGTCGCATTGGTATTTCAATGCTCATCGGCTATCTCACGACGTCCTTTTGCTTCACGTCGTCGAGCATCTTGGTGAAGATCGAGATGTTGGTCTTGCGCTCGACAACAGGACGAAACCGATTCGCACGATAGAATGCATCACGGAATGGAGCGCCACTATAAACTCCCTTGCTATTCGACGTTAGCTCCAGCTCATTCAGCCTTAGTCCAGGACCACCCAACACATCGATTCCAATTTCTCTCACTGTGTAAACTTGTCCTTTGACAGGAGCGCTGTTCTTGGGCCAAGGCCGCACCGATGATTCGTCAATACAGACCACCTTTTGCCCAGCACGAAATGCCATCTCACCCCCCCTGCAGCTCGAGCTGCCTGTTCTCGAAACAGTCGATCAGCTCTTTCATATCAGACGGAAACCATTCGGCCTTGTCCGGCTCGATCTGAGCATCCCAAAATGCGTCTAGCGCTTCCTTGGTCTGCGCAAGCTTGATCTGCTCCCATGCCCATTTGAACCGCTCTTCGTTGAATAGCTCAGGACCTTCACGCTTAGGTGCCGGCGGGACCTTCTGCGGGCCGCTGCTGATCGGGCCGGACTTGGGCGCTGCCTTCGGGGCGAAACTGGCGCGCTTCACCACCATGGCCCCGTCAATGCGCTTGTAGACGGCCTGCGCCTTCTCGTTGATCGTGGACAGCAGCCCGTCGTTGAGCGAGTCCCACTCATCGAGTTCTGCCTCGGTCTTTGCCCCATTGATGGCGGCGATGAACCGTTCGGCCCATTCAGGGAATTTCTCGTTCTTGAACGGCGTCAGAAGACATGGTCCGAGATATTGCTCGGATGCATCGCGCTCGACTTCGGACGGGCTCGGCACACGCATCTGTGCCGGAGCGCTCTTCTGGCTCGCTGGGATATCCTCAACCTCGGTTTCATCCAGCATGCCAAGGCCACAGATCGAGAGCGTGGCGCGACGCTTGCTCTTGGTCTCAGCCTTCATCAGCGCGTTTGCTAGCGCCTCGCCCTTGAGTCCAGCAATATTCACAGCGCCGATTGCCATATCCGTTCGGCCCTCAGCGTTCTGCACCTTGGTCTTGACGACGCTCAGACCCTCGCGTTCCGTCTCCGTCATGTCGGTAACAGAAATCTTGTGCAGAGATCGGAGCTGATCCGTGCAGTCCTTCAACGCGTAAAGGCGAAGCTTTCCGTTGAGCGTGATAAATTCGAACGGCTTGGTAAGAGGATTCAGTCCTAAGCTGGCGCAAACGGCTTTATAATATGAATTTCGCTCCTCCGGGGTAAGCTTGGCTAAGTCTCCCTTAAGGAGCACGCTCTCCATCACTTCATGTGGATCGCTGACGCTTACTAGCTGTTTCATGAATAAACCTCCTCCGGAAAGTTTAAGTGAGCCATTTCTCCGAATAGCTCTAAGGCTTTCTTGTCATAAGCAATCGCGGCATCTTTTGCCGTGGCAAAAGTACCTAGATAGTGCTCAACACCCTCGAAAGTTACCCGAGCCATGAACGTGCCACGTTTGCGACTACGCACCCCTTTATAGGGCTGGATAGATCCTTGCCGTGCTCGATTATGACACCTGTTCTGGGCACGCGTAACAACTCTTAGATTTTCATCTCGGCAGTCTAGACGGTCAAAGCTGATATGATCGACATCCGCTCCTTTTGGAGCCTGCGTCACAGTCCGATGAAGGTATTCACCTCTGCTTGTGACGACGTATCCATTAACCGCCAAAAACCATCTTTTGCCTAAAACAAGTGGGGCAGCCCGTTCGCTTACAAGCGCAACAAGACCAAGCCCTCTATTTCCAGACAAGGCTATTTCAACGTATAGCATCGGTTCTCCCTACTTCACCGCCGCCACTATCCGCCACGTCCGCGCCGCTGTCAACACATTAAGTTGCGCTCACAACAGCCCTTCGCGGACAGTCGTGCCCGGTACCTTTGTGCCCTTCCGCACTGCATCGGTAGCGAGCTTTTCGGCCCGCTGCTGAAGCTCCGGATCGTCCTTGAAGTATGCCAATACTGCTGCGAGATCGTTGATAACTGCGAATAACTTGACATCGGCCTTGACCTTGCGGGTCCCGTAGCTCGCCACGATCGGGGCGGGCGCCGCGACAGGCTCAGGCGTAGCTGCCACGTCCAGCTTGGCAGCTGCTTCCTCGGCTTCCTTTTCCTGCCGTTTGCGCTCGGATTCCTGCCAGGTCTTGACCGCAATTAAGAGGCGCTTTTCCTCGGCCTCTGCAACCTTGACCGGCGCGGTCCATTCCTTTTGGCTCTTGCTGTAGATCGCGTGCAGGGGCTTGTAGATCGCCTGCCCGGCCTTGTCGCAGGCCAGCCGCAGTTCGGCCAGCCGGTTCATGCTGCCGGCCGCCTTGGCTGCCTCATCCGCATTGGTGACGGTCTTGGGAGCCGCTGCCTTGGCGTTCTCGATCGCGGTCGCGTGTGCCTCGGGGCCGACCTCTTCCGGCGCCTCATTGTCGGTCTTGGCAACGTCGCGATTCGCGGCCGGGATGGATGCGGGCGCATCTGGCCACGGCTCGCGTCGCTCGGCCACAGCCCGCCAGACATCTTCCGGAACGGCATTATCGGCGACATACGACCACATCTCATTGACCCGATCGCGGTCTGTAATCATTATTTCATTGTCGCCGATGACCGCCACCATGTCGCCGCCGTTCATGAAAATAGCGATCGGATCCCATCCAACCCGCTTCTTGTTGCCCTTTTCGTTGCGCTCATAAACGCCCTTGCGATAGAAGCCGGGCTGCGGGTCGTCCACAAACATCTTGGGCTTTTCGCCAGCAATGGCTGCGCGCCAGTATGAATAATCGCTCATGATTCGTCCTCGGTTTGCATCCAGCGGGGAAGCGAACAAGCGGCGCGCAGACAATGCGCGGCCAGAACAGCGTAGGCGGGACCGTCCACCGTGTCGGCGGCCGCCATTGCTTGAGCTCCTGCCTTGATCATTTCGTTCGTTATTTCCACGAAATGATGTCCCGTGCGGCACTGTAGAACCAGCCAATCCCGCTCTGCCGCACTCAACACCACACGATATTCATCCAGCGGATTCGGATCGCCCCGGCCGAACGTGCCGACCTCTTGCGACGCACAACGCAGCTTCTTGATCAGCGACGGGATATCAACGCTCATCTTCGCCCCTCTTCTTCCATTCGTACTGCTCCTTGATGTGGGTCCGGAAATAGCCGCCGGGGCTCTCTGCCTTCAGCAGCTCGGCATGGACCTCTGGCGGAACATCCGTGTAGTGGTATTCCGCGCCCGATTTGAAGCGGATTTTCAGCGTGCCGTTCTCGTAGCCGACGTGGGATAGATTTGTGCTCTTGATCTCGTGCATCGATCAGCCCTCTTTAACCGTACCTAACGGCACGCACTCAAATGCTATAAAATACTGATCGGACATTATTTCGGCTGCGGCCTTACGTGCGGACGCCTCGGTCAGATAGGCTGAATCGTAACAGCTAGTCCCATCTGGATATTTTTTTAATAGCAACCAGACTTTCTTTTCTGCCAGTGCGCCATTCCTAATCTTCCTTTTTGCAGTTGGAAACCCGCGTGATCATATCTTCTGCCGGGTGAGAGCGGCAGAAATTCTGGCGTCAACATATTCATCAAGCCTCTTTTGGATTTCCTCAGCAGCGCGATCTTTGGCATCTACATAACTTCTGCCGAAGTAGCCCCAACTCGGCCCGCCATATCTAGCGCGGGCGTCTTCCTCCTCCTGTTTGGCGTCCCAATAACGGTCAAGGGCTTCAATCAAGCATTCAATCTTCAACGTGTCTCTCATATCTCCCTCATTGCTCTCTCAACACTATTACGCATTCAATGCCGCATATACGATGGGCCTTACCTTCACGCGCCAAGCATCCTTTTTATTATTGTCCAAATCTTCCCACGAGGTTTTCCCCGCACGATTGTTCAGATAGGCCTGCTTGGCAGCGGCCTCGATCTGGCGTTGGTTTGGCTCCCGAATATGAAGTCCGAAATGATCTGAAACCATTTATTTTTCTTCCTTTACCTTCTGTTTGAAGGGTCTTGATCGTATCTTCTGCCGCAGATGCGGCGGCTTGCGTGGCTTGATGGCCTTGCGGGGCTTGGGCTTGCCGCCATCCCCGCCGAACTCTCGGTACAGCCGGGCCGCGATCTCGTATGGATCTAGCCCGTACTCGCACCAGAACCATTCCTCGTTCATGCTATGCTGCAACCTATGATGATAGGTGCAGAGTGGAGTCGCGAAACGATCGTCTGGCTTCTTCCCGAGCGCGCCAAATCCTATCCGGATATGCGCCGCTTCGACGTTGCCAGTAATTCCATTCGCGCATATGCAGCATGGCTGTTGGCGTAGGAATGCCAGAAACCGATCGTCATGGAGGCGGGGTCTAGCCATCACTGCACCGTTCGATAATGATCCGGTCCTGGTAAATAGATTACGCTGTCCGCAACCGTGGTTGGCGTGGGATTCGAGCCATTCCCAAATCTAAGATTGTACAATTGCACGCCAGCATCCGTAATTGCGAAATCATGCTGACCATGCCACACCAGAAACTCTTTGGGCATGGTCAGAGCGGACCACGTGAGCTTCAAAGAGACGCCCTGCGGCAATGCCGAGTTATGGAGCAGTTCCATGCGATTAAGCTTGGATACGCCCTTTTGCCTAGCTCGCATGAGAAGATCGAGCACTAGCCATTGTTCATCGGATAAATCCGTCATGACTGTCACCGCGTCTCGCCATACGAGACCGGCGGCAGAGGCTTGTCGCCCGGCGTCGCGACCCAGAACGCAATCACGACGACTGCCATCCCCGCCATCAGGCAAGCTTGTCCGATGTACCACATTGCTGACATACTCCTAACCCCACTCAATCAGGCCGATGCCGGTGAGGGCATCGAGCACGAGAACTGCAAATACGGCGATGATGAGAGTGGTGGACACCACCACCGGCAGGATGCGATCGGTCATCACTTCTTCCCCTTTGCGCGCTTCTTGCCAGCCGCGACGACGTCACGACCGAACTGGTCGGCCCATGCGCGGTGAGGCGCATCCTCATCATAGCGAACAATCTCAGCGACGACGCCAGGAATGCCAAGATCGACCGGCTCCCTGACGATGGACGAGCCCAGCGCCTTCTCCAGCAGCTCGACAAGGGCATCGTCTGCCGAATAGTAGATGGGCATGTTGGCCAGCATCAGGCTTGCGGGGGACGCCGTCGTGCGCTGCGTAGCAGCAACAAAATCATTGGTGGGAACTGGTGTCATTGATTGCTCCATCGTTCTGACAGTCGCAACACTACACCGTTTCGAACCGGCGTCAACCAGAAAACGCATCCCGCAACAAAATAATTTGCGCTATCCCGATTTCGCTGCTATGAAATCGCCATGGTGAAACATAGAACTCCCACATTAGAGGCTTACGACCGCGTTATTATGCGGGCGAAATCCTTGTTCATCGAACATGCAAAATCTCTATATTTAGAGACACATGAAACCGAGGATGGTTTCGTCGAAACCGAGCATGGGTTTCGAACGTGGTTCGCCGAGCAGATCGGCGTGTCGCGCCAGGTGCTGGACAACTGGGGCAAGAGGTCCGGAATATTGCCGGGCCATATTGACCGGGTCATGCAAATTACGGGCCTGAAACGGGATGAGGTGCGGCCTCGGACCTTGCTATTCGAGATCACGGACCAAGACTGGGATATCGTGCGCCGCAAACTTCCAGATGTGGCCAAACGAGCAACTAAGCACGCAATGAGGAGAAAATACGGATGAGGAAGCAAACGAAGTTCATTGCTTACATCACCAAATATGCTCTTACGGAAGGCATTCTAAAGATGGAGGTTAATGATTGCTTTGACATTTCACCAAAAATGGTGAGCAAGGCAGATGTCCACTACTCTGAGACCTATCACAATCCGGATTGGCATCGCACCGAAGATGAGGCTTTCGCTCGAGCTGAGGAAATGCGGAAATCCAAGCTCAAGTCGCTCGACAAGCAGCGCGCCCGTATCGAAGCTCTCACCTTCAAGATCAAGGAACTGGCCCAATGACCGCAGCCAATTTTGCCGCCGACCAGCTCAAGTCAATTGTGCAGCGCATTGAGAACGTGCAAGAGCAAATCGCGAACCTAAAGACGGATGAAGGCGAGATCTACCAAGAGGCAAAATCAAATGGTTTTGACTGCAAGATCATTCGCGAAATCATCCGTCTGCGTAAGAAAGACCCGAACGAACTGTCAGAGCATGACATGCTGCTCCAGACATACCTGGATGCGCTCGGGCCGCTTCCTCTGTTTCAGAATGCAGCGGAATAGAAATGACCCGCATGACCGAGGCTCAATTAGCCGCACTTCTGGCGCGCACCGGAACACCGGGGGCGCCGAATGTGGCATCGACTGCGAATCCTCCGTTCCTGCCGGGCGATTCGGTCACGATCGACCTTCCCATGTGCCCAAGTACCAATCATCTGTTTTTCAACAACAAGCGCGGCGGCCGGGTCAAAACGCCCGAATACCAGGATTGGATCGATGCCGCCGGATGGCATCTTGCCATACAGAAGCCTCCGGGCATTCCCGGCAAGGTCAAGCTGCTGATCGAGGTAGCCGAGCCCGAGACAAGGCGCCGGCAGGATTGCACCAACCGTATCAAGGCCGTTGAGGATCTATTGGTATTGCACAGCCTCATTGAGGGCGACGACCAGAGATTCGTTAGGGAGGTCGCGGTGAAATGGGCTCCGATCAAGGGCATCCGCGTCACGATTACACCGCTATGAACCTGCCAATTGTACGATGGTCTCCAAAGCAACGGTGGGGTGTGAAAGAAATCAATCGGTGAAGAATGATTAGAATCAAGAAGATAGAAGATAAATACGTCCCAGAGCCCAATAGTGGATGCTGGTTATGGGTGAAAGCTATTGATAATTACGGATACGGACAAATAAATTACATGGGAAAGACAAAGCGAGCACACCGCATTGTCTATGAGATCGAGCGCGGCCCGATACCAGACGGATTGGTTATTGACCATAAATGCCGAGTCCGCAGTTGCGTCAATCCGGACCACATGGATCTAGTATCTCAAAATGAGAATAATAGAAGGGGCTATGGCCCTGCGGCAATGGCCGCGCGCAAAACTCATTGCGAGCACGGCCATAGGTTTGACGAGATCAATACTCGTAAGACAAAAAGGGGCTTTAGAGTATGCCGACAGTGCGAACGAAAGCGCCAACGTCGCAATGTTCACCTTCCCATCGTACGTGATTCGTTCGCCAATCCATACGTTTGGGGATGGCATCGCTACTTGATGTGGGAAGGAACTCGACGGGGGACGAGATACTGATGACTTGGCCTTTTGGCGATCTAAAACCGCTGACATACGATGTTATCGTAGCAGATCCACCATGGACTTTCGGGCTTTACTCGTCCGCAGGCGAAGGCAAGTCTCCTCAATCGCACTACGACTGCATGTCCTTGGATGACATCAAATCCCTTCCTGTTGGGACCTTAGCGAGAGGCGATTGCCTTTTGCTACTATGGACATGCGGCTGGGCGATGGCAACCTGTCAAGCACAAGCTGTTGCCAAATCATGGGGATTCACTCCTATAACGGAAATGTCGTGGCGCAAGACGACGCCAGCCGGCGCTGTGCGAATGGGGCCTGGATATCGCGTTAGAACGATGCATGAGCCGATCTTGGTCTGCACCATAGGAAATCCTGGCCACAAAGCACTCGAATCAACAGACATATTCGATATTCGGTTTGACGGGATAGCTCGAGAGCACTCCAGAAAGCCGGTTGAATTTTACGATCATGTTTTGGCTTCTACGCCAAAGGCTATGCATAGGGCTGATCTCTTCAGCCGAGAAACCAGACCCGGATTCGACGGGTGGGGAAACGAATCAACCAAGTTCGACTGAGGAGTAACCATGGGACTGATCAATATTTTCTGGACTGACGAAATGGATGCGGCGCTCGGAGACGCAATCCGCGCCGGTGCCACTTACCGGGAAGCGGCCGAAACTCTGACAACCGAGTTCAACCGCACCTTCACCCGAAACATGGTGGGAGGCCGGGCAGATCGGCTGGGGCTGAAATCGCTCAATAAGCCCGTCCAGCCCTCCAGTAAGCCCAAAGGCGAGCGCAAACCACGCAAGCCCCGTCCCAAGCCGGCGCCCAAGGTCATCACCACAGCCTCGATCATCGCCAAGTTCATCTGCGTCGAGGTCGAGCCGATGCATCTCACCCTGATCGAGCTCGAAAAGGGGAAGTGCAAGTTTCCGTATGGGGAAGGTCCGTTTACCTATTGCGGCTGCCCCCAGCTGGACGGGAAGCCGTATTGCGGGCCGCATTTCGCCCTCACCAGCCGACCCGATCAATATCGTCTGTGAGGAAAATCATATGGCAATTCTTAAACCCAATGAACCAATTTTTATGACAGCAGAAGGCGCAGCAAACCGCCGTGGATATGCCGCGCGGGCCGAGCTTGCACTTCGTAACTCTCTGGAGAAGTTCTGCCGCTCGCGCTGGCCTGAGGCGAGGATTTGCCACGAAATGATGATGGGTGAGCGCAAGGTTAGGGCCGACGTCGTCGCTATCGATACGTCGCATATCGCGGCGTTCGAGGTCAAGGGTCAGTATGACGATACCTGTCGGCTCTTGCATCAGGTGGGAATGTATCAGCTCTGTGTCCCTGAGGTCTGGATGGTTGTCCCGGTCGGCCGACATGCCGAGGACGCCAGGGTGCTGCGCCATCTGCTGCCGAGCGTAGGGCTTTTGGTCGGCGCTGGGCAATCCGCGAAGAATCATTACGAGTTTGATGGCAAAGATTTCGATCTTGTCGTTGAAGCTGAACCATCGCCACGCGCCGTACACCCAGAGATGATGCTTGAGATGCTTTGGCGCGATGAACTTTACGGCTGCTGCGATCGGCTTCGTCTCGCTCTCAGCAAAAAGCCGACCCGACCAGAGATGATCAAGAAGCTATTGGAACTTCCGATCATAGCACTACAACGCGAGGTTTGCACCGAGTTGCGAGGCCGTGATGCATTGTGGAGAGCCGACCCGCCAATATCTCCTATTTCCACAATTTCTGTAACCTAACGGAGTGATTCCCATGGATCTAGCCTTTGACCTCACACCCACTCAGAAACAGGCCAGGGACAACCACAGAGCCTTCCGCGCCTCGATCGCGGCACAAGCCCGCAAGCTGGCGAAACCCGCACCACAGCCCGTCCCTGAGCCTCCACCGGCCATTGTCGAAGTTCCAAAACCGGAACCCGTTATCATTTGGCAAGCCGCTCCAGAGCGTGAACCGATCGGTCCAGTCGCCAAGATTCAGGCGGCGGTGTGCAAATATTACGGCAACCTCTCGATTCGCGACATGCGCAGCGAGGACCGGACCAGAGCCGTCGCCCGCCCGCGCCAGGTCGCTATCTGGCTGGCCCGCAAGCTCAGCAACCACTCAACCACGCAGATCGGGCATTTCTTTGGCGACCGGGATCACGCAACGATTCTGCACGGCGTCAAGGTGATATCCCGGCTCATGCTCGAGGACGAGCAGATGGCATTCGATATAGCTTATCTGTTGATCGAAATCACGGGAGAGGCGCAATGAATGAAGCACAGCAACTTTTTGATGCGGCAGATGAACTAGCGTTGTTGCCAGATGATGTCTACTGGCTGTTTGCCAAAGGAAAAACAAGGCCTAACGAGCCACTTTTTGGTATTCAATTACAGGATAAAAATGGGAAAATCCTGTTCCAGGCTGAGCATGATGATCCTTGCGAATGTGTCAGGCTCGCCCGATCGGGATTGGATGAAATTAGGGAGGCTAAAGCATGACGAAGAATGACATCAAACTAGATACGGTATGGCGCGCGTCACGAAACGCTAAGCCTAGGTCAAGACGTAGAATCGTGCTGCAGCGGGACTTGGTCCATATCCAGCTCAAGCGGATGAAGGATGAAATTAGGGCCTTGCGGAAGAGCAAAGCTTGATCCATAAAAGATGAAGCCGCCCCCGGGTGCAACGAGGACGGCTTCGGACCAGATTGGCTTTTGCAGGGCGATCTGGGTAACACAGGGGTTTATATGGCATTTAGCCGTCCCTGCGTCAACCGCTCTAAGCTCTGCGGCCCGGACATTGTTCCGACTGAGCAAGCCAAATTCCCCAACATTTGCACGGTGGTCCGGCATTTCTTCCCGGAGACGAAGCGCGCGGGTCTTTCCCCATGTCGGCATGGTTTGCATGCATGGGACCGTTCCGCCCGGTGATGCTTGTGGACTAGCAGGGCATCGCAGAACCAAGGCAATATATGGCATTCCTCCATGTGGGTCACATGGGCCGGCGAGCGCCGCTCGGTAAAACGGACCTTGGGGATACGCGCTATCTAGTTGGCTCAACCGCATGGCTTATCCCAAGCCAGTCTTTGCGGAACGCGGACTATGGAGAAACGAGAATGAGACCTGGCGAACGAATTGATAAAGCGATTGAGGCATTTCGAGCAGAAGCTATGCAGGCCGTTGCCGACGCTGCGATTCAGACTGGAAAGACATCCAAGCTATCAATGCATAAGATGATAGCAGAGGAAAGGCAGCGGTTGAATCTTTCGTTGCAGGAAGTGGCCGACCGTGCTGGTATTACCAAGTCCCACATGTGGGAGCTTGAGCAAGGACGCTCCGTTAATCCGACCATTGCAACAGTTAACGGATTAGCTAAGGCCCTTGGAATTTCGTTCTTGGAATTGGCTGCTGGTGCAATCAAAGATACAGGTCGATAAAATGAGCAAGCCGACTGAATGGAAGCGCACGGGAGATTGCCGTATTGTCCCGTGGTGGTTTGGTATCATGCGGGCTGAGTTCATGGAACGGCGCGATTTCCCCAGTCCTTATGGGGACGACGATGCTGGCGGAGGTACGTTCCAAACCCGTTGGGTGAGTGCAGGCCGATTCCCGATCGAGATGGATCAGACCAGTCCGTTCGGGTTCTGGAGCACGATGGCTACGCCGGTTGGCGATACGAAGACATACGGTGATCGCGCATTGTGGCGTGGCTTCATCACTTATTTCCGCTCGAAGGAGCAGGCATAGATGACACCCATCTCTGATATGGTCGAACGTATGCTCTCAGAAGGTGCGCCGGCAGTGGCGATAGTCGCAGCGGCGAGGGCGGTAGAGACGGCAGGGAGGGCGCTACAGAGAGTTGCTAGAGCCGTCCCGGCATCACGAGGGATGAGACTTCCGGAGGGCTGGCGGCCTTCTGATACGATCGCAGAGGAGATGATCGGGCCGTCCCGTAGCGTGATGGAACTGGCGAAATTCCGGGACTATTGGAAGCAGCAGCCAGGCCAGAAGGGCGTCAAGTTGGACTGGGATGCGACATGGCGGAATTGGGTCAGGAGAGCTGCCGAGAATAACCCCCGCAATGGCGTTCTGCCGAGCCGACCATTAACGCAGCATCAGATCGAACGCGAAGAAAGCAGGAAGATCCTCGATGAACTCAACCAGTACGCTAGCGGCGGCGTCAGCCAGCCAGATTTTGGGTTTCTACGACTCGATACCGGCGACCGACAAGAAAGCGTTTACGGCCGGCCTGGTCGAGATGCTCTCGAACTATCCCCCAACCGTTCTCCAAAGGGCGGTTAGCCCGTCCAGAGGACTTCCGGCATATGTCAGCTATCCAAACCTCGCCAAGTTTCGCGAGCTGCTGGACGAATGGGCCGAGATATTCTGGGAGGAGCACGCCAAGAAGCACCAGCGCCTTCCCAAGCCAGAGACATTCAAGCGGCTCGAGCCGAGGCGCCTGGAGAACCCGCCACAGGGGCATTTCGGCAACGTCCATGTGCCAACGGATAACCCTCGTTACGAATCACTCTGCGAATGGGCTAAGACTGCCGACCTGAAATGGTGGAAGTATGGAAAGTCGAGCGCGGGCCGGGATGGGATATGGATCCCGCTGGACGTATGGCACGGCGATGCTCCGCTAGGGTTCATGACGATTGGAGCGGCTGCTCCTCAGATGGAGGGATAGATGGAATATGATTCCTCAAAGAACGAATTGCTAAGGATACTTTGTCGGCTGGCATGGAATAACTGGCCCGATACCGACGTATCCCGTCGCGAGATTGCAGCGCACGAGGCGCGCGATCAGATATCTGCCCAAGCTTGGGATCGGGTAATAAATGTTATTTTGAAATCAGCCCCGACGCTGGATGCTTCTCAGAACACCGCTGAGAGTCTGCCGATTGATAAGGCAGATGTCGGGGCTGATACCATAACAAAATAAAACCGACATCCCGCAAAAATAGCTGTTGACATGGTGTGCTGGAGGCGTATGGTTCGGGTGTCAGCAAGGAGCACGGAAATGCCATTAACCAAGTCCGAGATTTTCAACTACGTTCACGGCATCTGCAAGCGCAAGAACGTGGCGTATTTCGGCGGGTATCGGAAGTGTTTCGCGCATTTCCTGAAGCGGGCATACGAGCAGAAGCTGGTTTATGGATGGAATGTCTAATCATGGCACAAGTCATCGCATTCCCCTACAATCTGCGCCCCATGTACGATAAGGGCCTGCCGTTGAGGTCGGAACAGAGCCCGGTGGTATGGTTCTTCCACCGCGAGCTGATGGAATTGAAGGCCGATATCGACAAGGCCGCCGAGGAGTTGAGGGCGTAATCTTTCATCCTATGGGGGAAACAATGCGTCACAGCAAAATATTGGAAATGTGCGACATGCCAGCCAAGACACGACGGGCGATCAAGACGGAGTACACGGGGTACTTCGGGACCCCGGTGGCGTGGACGGCGATGTTCGCGGATTACGACCTTGGTGACAATTGTGGCACGGGATTCACAGAGCAGGAAGCGATCGACGATCTTCTGGAGCAGGACGATGAGTGAATCGCCATTTTCTGACACTGCCAATGCTCTGCGCACATTGTATAAGACGCATCCAATATGTCAGCAAGCGGCTGATCAACTTGATGCGGTGCCGGCGCTGATCGATTTGCTTGCTATGTTCGTTGAACGCATCGAACGGCACGGAAATTGGGATGATGGATGCTTCTACTACGGCGCTACGTCGGCATCTGAACTTCAGGATCCGCTCGCATCAGCCCGCGCCGTCCTCACCTCGATTGGGAGAACGAAATGAGCGACGACCTGAAAAAGGTGCTGAACGAATGCTGTATTCTTGGTCGAATGGCTGAGGCCCGCATCGAAGAGCTGGAAGCCGAGATCGAGCGCCTGCGCGCTGATGCTCAATCAGCGCCAGACGAAGATTACCCTGACTGCGCAACGCCCCGCGAGCGAGAAATGTACGCCGCCTTGATGCTCCTGACATCGGCGCTCGCAGCACGTCGCACGGAATGGCGCAATTGGAAACAAGGCGGCGGGATGATTGAACCGATTGTCATGAAGGCCCTGCGGCTTGATCCATGTTCACTGTCATCGACTCAGCGCAACGAGGATCAGCCATGAGTCTGCGCAACAGACTGCGTGTGTGGCACAGCGATCACCTCGAGACGGTGGTCATGCCTGTAAGCCTCATCCTGTTCGTTCTGTTCATCGGCGTGCTGTTCTACGTCAACGTGCTTGCTGGCGCCGGGACGCTGGTCATTAGCGTCGGCATCTTTTTTGCCGTGGTTGCGGTCGCTTGTCTTGGAGCAAAGTCATGAACGAGAAGCAGAAGCTGGCGATCACTGACGAAATGATTGACGCCGCATCGCGTGAGCTTTGGAACGATCGGGACGCACGGATGGGCGGTCCTTGGGAGGGCCGAAATCCGCAAGAGGTTTGTGTAATACAAACCAAGGCCACAGCGAAAGCAATGCTTTCCGCCGCCCTTCGCGCAGAGACGCAGAAGCCGGCGCGATTATCTGCCGAGAGCGTCAGTGCTGATCACGTCGAAATTGTCGCGCAAGCCTTGGCAGACGATGTCTGGCATCCGCCGTTGAAATTATCTGTTATGCAGAAAAGCGAAGCTGCCAGATTTAGACGACAAGCTTCGATTGCACTTGCAGCACTGCGCAATGAACCGCAGACAGCGCCGATCGATTCGAAAGACGATTGGACGTCAGACCCATTTACTCGCGCTGCGCAATCACAGGCGGAATGTCTCATCGACCGCAGCCCGGTCACCGCAGAGGAGATCAAGCGCACTGAAGAATTGGCCGATCAGTTCGGATGGCGCTCACAGGCGGAGAGCGAGTGATGGCTCTCCACGAACAATGCGTCGGTGCGACGGATGAGTGGTACACGCCCAAGCATGTTTTTGATGCACTTGGATGCGATTTCGATATGGACGTTGCTTCGCCGGCAGATCGTCGTTTCGTTTGCGTGCCGACCGGTCGATGGCTTTGGAGCGATAGCCTCTTGCAGGATTGGCATGGCTTCGTCTGGATGAACCCGCCCTTCGGTGTCCGGAACGGGCTCATACCATGGCTTCAGAAGTTTTGGGATCACGGCAACGGAATCGCTCTCGTCCCAGACCGCACGTCAGCGCCATGGTGGCAGACCTACGTGCCGCAAGCAGACGCCATCTTGTTCGTCGCCAAGAAGATCAAGTTTATCGGCGCCGATGGCGTAGAGGGAAAGTCGCCAGCGCAAGGGACGTGCCTGGTTGGTTTAGGTCCGAAAGCAGAAGCAGCTTTGGCAAGGGCTGCCGAGAATGGTCTCGGCTCAGTTCTGATCCCACCATCACTGGCGCTGTCGCGCCCTCAGTGCGAGGGCAAGTGATGCCGCAGGCCAGCGACGAAGACCGCGCCAAGATGGCGAAGTACTTTGGAGGCGACGGCATCGATGATGGGCCACCGACTCTGTACCTACATGGCAAAGGCTGGAAGTTCAGTAACTCCGGCATGATCGAGAAGCCGGCACCAGGCTACAAGCCGACCGAGCAGGAATGGGACTGCCTCTACTTCCTCTGTGACGAATGGGATTATGGCTATGACGGATAAACCTCTATGCACCATCTGCGGCGAGCCAATGCCAGACGGATTCGAGATGTTCAAGTTTCACGGTGCCGATGGCAACGATTGCCCTAAGGCTCCGCTGATCAAGCGCGAAACGATCCTGGCGGAATATGCGATGCGGGAAACCCGCGAGGGCGACTTCTGGATCATCGTGTCGGTCGATCGCAAACCCCACGATCAGCTAGGCCCGTTCGCGACCGAGAGCGAATGCCGCCGCGCCTATGATGATTTGCTGGGAATGATGCGGTCAGCCGGCGCCGTTGATCTCCCGCCTCATCAGCAATGACTTCGCATCAACGCAACTCACAGGGGGAATAGATGTCGGAACCTTGGGCCTACATAGCGCACAAACACGGAATGATGGGCGGTGTTTGCGCTACCGACATTAGGCCAGAATTGTTGCGAGACTTTCTCGCCGAGTTTGCGAGCGACGGCTTTATTTTGCAGCCTGTTTTCAGTCGCGACGAATATCTCACTTTCACCAAGGATATGCCGATGTGGCACTGTCCCCAGGTCAGCGAGGGCGAAAATGGCTGAGAGATTCGAAGGCGACGAGGACGTGGAGCCGATCCGGACCATCTGGCTTCAGCCGTGGTGCAAAGGCTGCCAGAAGCATTGTTACAGCGATGGCCGGCAATGGTGCGAGGATGAGGTTTGGGGCGAATGCGAGGAGTGCGGCCGCAAACCGGTCAAGTACGTGCTCGCAGATGTGGGAGGAGCGCGGTAATGTGCGATTGCGTCAAACGGATCGATGACCTCCTTAAGGAGCGCGACGACAACACGATGCTCAACGTGCCATTGTTCGTAGGCGATGGCCCGGTTCGCGTCTTTGTCGAAACGATCAAGCGCAGCGATAAGAAGCGCGGCAAGCCCGTGAAACTGTTTGCCAACTTCTGTCCTTTCTGCGGCGAACGGTATGTTGAGCCCGAGACCTCACTGCCTCAAGCAGAGCGCAACGAGCCATGATGGACATTCCAGAGATTCGCCGCCACCTGAAGATGCTCCAGACATCCTCGCCGATCCTCCGGCCTCACCTCTCCACCCTGGAGCAGCAGCTCAAGAGCTGGGACGGTGGCGGCAACCGGGCGAACCTGGCCGGCAGCATTGAGTACACCATCCGGACGATCGAGACCTTACGGCAACCGAGCGAGGAACGGGCATGAGCGAGTGGCGATTAATCAATACTGACACGGTTCCAGAGACCGGCTGGGGACAGACCTTTCGTGCCCTCGTCTTCAGCAAGCAGCTCGGCGTGAAAGATGCCGATCTTGGCAATTTCCGCGGTCACGTTCACGCGAGCGTCGGCAACTTCCACGGCAACGCAATTGAGCATTGGGGCGTCACCCACTGGATGCCGCTCCCGGCCCCACCGCGTTCCTGACCCTACGGCAACCCGCCGCATAGCGCGGCTTATGGAGATGATGATGGCTAAGCAGCCCGAGGTGTTCCTCAAGGAGGAAGTGCCTGCCGATGTCTGGATCGGTCGGTTGACGGACCTTTTGAAGATCGTGGATGCAATGACCTCGGACGAGCGCTCCGCGGCCTTCAACTTCCTGCGATCCAAATACGGCCGCGAGTGGCCGAGCAGCAGCTACTGACGCTCCCAGCCCTTCATCGAGGATAGGACCATGAACGAAGATGAGATGACCGAAGAGCATACCGCACGCACAGAAGCTGAGTATCAGGAGGTGACGAGGCGAGAGATTCGCGACCAGCGCTTCGCCGACGAGAGGTGCGAGCAGCGCGCCATCGTTGGAGCAACAGTCGCGGCCGCCTATGCTCACCTGCGCACCGTTCAATAAAGACCGAGGACGCTATGAGCCAAGATTGGACCGAAAAGGCAGCACTCGAAATCAGCCGATCTCTTGTGCTTGATATCCTTGATGAAGATATCGTCAAGGTAGCGGATATAATCCGCAAATGTCATTCGGAACATGAGCGTCGGGATCCCCTAAATCCAACTCTGCAGGGAGTGCAAAATGAGCATCGAATATGTCGAAAGGCTTAGCCTCCGCGAGCAGTTTAGGCTCATCGAGATCGCCCATGAAAGCAATGACTCAGAGATAAGACGGGCTGCCCTCGCCGTCTTGGGCAAGTGCGTGAATCCGCTTGAACCTGCGGCAATGAAAGCCCTCCAGCGAGGATAGGACCATGAACGAGAAACTGATCGAATTGGCGGAGCGGTGCGAGAAGGCAAAAAAGCCGGATCGGGAGCTGGATGCAGACATCGCGCTGACCCAAGGATGGACGGAGCACCCAGGCGATAACTGGATTGGCCCACATGGTCAGATCAGCGTTCCTGCGTTCACGGCCTCCCTCGACGCGGCGCTGACGCTGGTGCCGGAGGGGCATGACTGGATCATTGAACATGTCAATGGTGGTCTGACAATCTGTGCTCGCGTCGGTCATAATGATCCTGACCGCATTTCGTGGGGCGATATTGCGGCCCTCGCCCTCTGTGCGGCTGCCCTCCGTGCCCGCGCGGCGCAGAATGCAGAACAGCGGGGATAGGACATGAGCAAACCTGTGAGCGAACTCGATCACCTTAGAGCCCTTGCGGCGGCAGCCAGGCGCTACTTTGTCGGCTATGTGCAGGATGAGGCGGCCGAACGCGAATGTTGCCTTAGCGATGAGCAGCACGAAGACGCGCAGGCGCTCGAACAAGCGTTGGCCGATGTCGAACGATACGGGCACTGATCAATAAGGAGCGAGACGATGGTGTGTCCATACGATGCACTCGCCAACAAGATCGTTCTGCACCAGAAGCTCGATGCGTCGCCCGGATACATTCTATCCGAGCTTGACGTGCAGACGATAGTCGAAGCGCTGCGCTATACATCGGGTTGGAAGGCGGCAATTGATGGCGCGAGCAGCATCCAAGACAACGATACTCCGTTTCATTGCCTTGATCTGACCTCGCTTTACAACATGCGCCAATGGTTCAAAGAGGCGGTTGAACGTCGAGGTGGAACGATCACAGGTGCTAGCGTTGGCATGAAAGGGAAGCTTGGGATGGCCGATATTCACGTGGAGGTAGATAACTGCATATTCCACATCGAGATCACTCCGCAAACAGGCCCGCAATGATCAATGAGGAGCGAACACATGTCTCATTGGCCCGCAGGCTGTCATAGCCCCAATTCGTGCGATCGAAACGGTCGATGCATGTACATCGGTTGCAAGTATGAGCGAACGGATATCAAGGATATGATCCGTTACCAGCGGCACCTCATAGACTTGAGCCATATGAACGATAAAGGCGAGATCCTGCCGCTGTCGAATGGTCAACGCGGAGACGACCAATGAACCAGACCGAAAAGACCGCTCGCATTGAGCGCATTCGCGAGTTGATTAAGGAACTGCGAACGCCGCGAGTCGGCGCGAGCGAGCACATCATTGCCAATATCTTAGAGTTGCTCGCCGACCTGGCTGAGCGATCCTGACCGAACAGCGAGGATGAGAACATGCAAGTGAACGATATCGTGATTTGGGGAAACTATCCGAACGCCCACACTTGGGTCATTCGCGGAGTTCATCTTGGCGCGGAGGGTGTCGAGAGTCTGATCGAGCTCGAAAACCTCAGTCATAAGCCGGGCTGGACGGGCGAGTGGATGACGCACCAGATGATGTTTGTCCCTGAATGCCTACTGAGACAGTGCAGGATTGGCCGCGCCGTCGAGCTTGGCGTGTAGCACTGTTGAGCAGAGATCGGTATCCGTTGCCCGGTTATGTCCAGACGGCCAATCGATGAGGCGATGGTTAGCATAATTCGGGCGAAGCCTCATCACCACAGATAAGCGAACAGTGAGGACACCATGACCAAGCCGCCAAATGACGAATGTTACTGCGACTTTGGATCACGAGAATTCTTTGGGTGTTTTGACCGTAGCCACGCTCCGCCCTGCCCGCAGGCTCCGAGAAAGATTGTGTGTACGTGTCGCGGCAACAACGATTGTGACGGTTCATGCCAGCTTCCCGCGCCCGCTGATGGCCAAACATCGCGGGAGGAATAAACGGTGAGCAGGTCAGGACAGCAGAGGCTTGATGCAATCCCGGCAGCGATCGAGCGTCGGGACGAATTTTGTGCCCGGGTAAAGGCCGCGGATGGTGACGCTGTCCGATGCGCCGATCTTATGGCTGAGGCCATAACCATGCAGATAGAGGCAAACCATATGGAGACGGTCGGAAAAGGCGGTAAAGTTACGGTATGCCTCGAAGAGATTATGGCGGCCCACTGCATGGTCGATGCGCGTGACGCTTATCTGCGGGCTAGGGGTAGCAACGCTCTGCGCGAATGAGCGCGCATTCAATGTGGTTTGACGTAAACCGCTAGCGCGATTCCTGCCATCAGCAAGCTAAAGAGCCACCCGGCGAGAGCATTCATTCCGACACCGCGCCCGGTCTGCGACGAAACGAATGATTTGAGTGGCTCGATATCCTTGTTGGTGGCATACATGCCGCGCTCGCTGCTGATCTGCTCACGGAGTTCGTTGGCCTTCTCGTCCTTGTAACTCTGGATTTCACGCGCAAGCTGAAGCGCGGCAAGGTCGGCGGTCTCCTTGATCTTCAGCGCCTTCTCTCGCTCTATATTGACCTCGGCATAGCGCCGGTCGCGCTCAGTCATGAATCGATCATCGAGGACACGGATTATCTCTAAGTGCTCCTTCAGAGAGATCGTATCGCAGCTTGGTTTGTGCTTTCCGGCCATTCAGAATATCTCATCAATAATAACGATCATGGCCGCAGCAAGACAGGATATCCCAAGGACGATTCCGATAATGTTATAAATGATCCTGTAGTCTTCACAGCTGCGAGGCTTGTAACAATACCCTACCCATAAGAGGGCGGCGCTGGATCCGAGCAGCGCCATGATTAACCATCCCACGGCGATGCCCCTTCCCCATCTCGCTAATCCTTAGGCGGTGGTCCTGGTGGTATTCTCTTTTTTCGCGCGGGAGGACTAAATGCTTGGTCATTCCATAGGGCTTCAAACCACTTGTGGCTGTATTTTTGCCCACGATCGAGTGCCTGCAGCAGGCTCACGGCTTCGTCTAGCAAAGATTCGATCTTCTTCATCGATTTGAGCGCATCGTGTTTTAGAAGGAGCGCAGATAGATCCCGTTCATCGTTCTTGCCCCGAGGTTCACCTCGCCACCAAGCTAGACCGCAAGCAATCAGAACCATGACTCCAATCGTGTTCCCGATTAAGCCAGAGCCGAGATTCTGAGTTACTTTCTCGATCATCTCAGGAGTTGGGTCGAACATCTTTTGCCGCCAGATAGACCACGAAGACGCCGAATGCTACTAGACCAAATGAGTATAGTACCATCGGCGACAGATGGCCTGTCTCTTGCCGCGTTAGCGACATAGAATTGGCAAAAGACCACCAGAGCATTACGCGACCAATATCGCAGATCACGCGGAGCCTGGCCCAGATATGATGCGAACTAAACATGTTGAACAATAGAGCTATCAGTCCAACAATGCCAAGCGATAGAAGGAAGGAGATCAGACCGGAAAAGCCGAGCATGCTGCGAGCGACGACTAAGATGCTTCCATTGCCAACGGACTTATCCAGCAGAATTGCAATCCCAAGAGCAACGTCCGCAAGGCAAAAGCATAGCTCAAACGCTTTGCCAGCGTTTCCAAATGAAGTCGTGGCAACAATACGTATTGGCCTGTGAGGCCCGTCATCGTCGCCCATAAGAGAAGGCGCCTTTGGCTTTAGATAGCCGTACCATCCCTCACCATTGCGACTATCTTGCGGCGCTGCTTCGAATGCCATCTACCGTGCTTACCCTCCACTCATTGTTTGGCAGCCACACTCGGAGCTTATGCGGCTGCCAAAGATGCATCAATCCATGTCAGTGTTGAACGAGGCCAGATCGGCGTCAAGCTGGGCTCTCACCGAGGCGATCTGCTCAGGCGTGGCCGAACCAGCGGCGCCGGCCTTTGAGAGTTCGACCAGCTGCTCGATGCGCTGCGTCACGTCAATGCCCGTCTGGATGAGGACGGGGAGCAGCCCGAGGCCCTGAGCGACCAGGGCGAGGATTTGAGTGGCGTTCATGGCAGGTTCCCCACGTTATAGCCGACGTTCGCGGCTGAGGTTTTCAGGTTGGTGTAGAGGGTGACGACCTGGTTATAGACGACGATCGCGTTGATCTGATCATTGGTGTCAACGAAGTTGCGCAACTGCGCAATCAGCGGGCCGATCTGGCGCGTGTAGACCTGGATCGCGGAGATATTGGCCCGGCAGTTCTTGTCAGCCGTGCCCTGCTGGCAGGCCTTCTTGTAGCCGTTCAGGACCGCAATGGCGGCGTCGATGGCCTGCTCGATCTCTGCCTCACGGGTCGGCGTGACCGGGTTGGAAACGGATGCAGTGACCAGACTAATCCCGGTCCCGATGTTGCCGAGCTGAGCGCAGCCGGCGAGCGACAGCGCGAGCACGATGGCAAGTGAAAGCTTCTTCATGACCCTGATTTCCCCTTAAGATGCTTTTGCCACGATACCAGACGACGTGTTCTGGTTAAGTGCGGTCGGATTGATGACGTCCGGATTGACCTTGACCTCGATCGAATCAACGCCAGATTTCTCCTTGATCTGCTCGAGCAGGCCATTCAGGCGGGTGCCGTAGACTGTCCAAGCGAGATTGGCCATGACGCCGACCACGCTCAGGATCAGGGTCTTTTTGTTGTCCGGGACCTGGACGCCGTAGGTCGCAAGGGCTCCAAAGATGTAATAGAGCGTGACCCGGACGTATTGCTGGATGTTCTGGGTAGTCACATCATTCTCCATTTTTGCGCGAGTCCGTCACGCTGCGGGTTTTGTCTGGAGCATAGCCATAGCAGATTTTTGCACCTGTGAGGTTCGATTTAACCAGCCCTTCAAGAACTTAGGCTGGTGTAGGCTACGATAGAACTTCTCTTTCGCCACAGAATAGCTGGCGATCAGCTTTTTCGCGTCGGCCTTCTCGATCGCCTGCCGGGTGATGGGGCCGATTCGTCCGTCGTCATTGACGCCTAGAGCGCGCTGCAACAATACGGCCGCCCGGTGTGGTCCAGCGTTCACCGCCATGTCGAAATAGAGATAATCGACCCCGACCGGCATCGCGTCGCAGAACGGGTTCCAGTATTCGTCATGATAGATCGAGGCGACCGCCTCATCCGTGGCCTTCCAGACGTCGCCGAGAGGCCAATGATGCTCAGAGCACCATGCGTCGTATTCGCGCTGCGTGATTCCGCGCGAGGTCCGACCGCCGTGATCGGCCGGATCGTCGTCATTACCCCCCTCAGACTTCAGGACTAGTGCAAGAGCGCGCTGGAAGTTCTCTTTCATGATGTCTTATCCTACTGTCTGAAGCCCCACGAATTGACATTGACAGCAGTTGCGGTTCCATCTGCCGTCGTCGTAATCGTGATGTTCGTATTGACCGCACTGGCCGGGATAGGCGTTGCGAAATTGACGTAGAGGGTAGATCCGCCAGCCGACGACAGAAGCTGATACGTCTGCGACCCTCCAGCTAATCCCGCGATCGTAATTGGTCCAACGGAAGCAGTGCCGCCAATAGCCGACACTGAAAATCCGCTGATATAGGCCGTAGTCGTCGCAGTAGCGGTCAGCGTTCCTACCACCGCACCCGTTGAGCCAGATGCATTGCCTGCCAGCGGCGTAACCGCAGCGCTAGGGGTAATGATGACAGGCAGCGGGTGCGTCACATCCACCGGCTGCATATAAGTTCTAGGACCTGTCGCGCTCGGCGCCTGATCCCCAAAATACGGCTGCATGGGCGTCTGCGCATGAGCGGCTCCGGCCCAGGCAAGAGCTGCGAAGGTCCAGAATAATGGCCTGAATTTCATGGTTCTCGTAGCTCCTGCTTTTTGGGTTATGCGTACCCGACCGGGTAGCCCAATGTTATTGCGGCGGGGAAGTCCGTGGCGAAGTCAGTCGGAACTCCGTCATAGGTATCGAGAACGACCGCAACCTCATCGCTGATTGCAGAGGCTTGAAAGTGAAATGCCTGCGTTGCCGAGAATACCTTGGGGAGCGACAGACCAGCAACGATCAGCTTGAAATCATCATATGTCTGCGTGTTGATAACCATGGCTCTTACTCCTCCGTCCATTCTGCGTCTATCGCCCAGCTTGCGCCGGCAGACGCCGCATTGACACATACACCTTGAGTGCTTCCACGTAATACCTGAGGTTGGTCCCAATATACACTGAATTGGAACAAGCCCTCAGAGGCGCCAGATTGGGCGTTCCCTGGTATGTTTATGTAGCGAGTTCGCACCGTGCCAATGGCAGTCCCTGGCGTCGGCGCCGTTGGGAAATACATAGCATTTGCGGTAGAGGCCGGGTTTGTTGAATCGCTTGCAACTGGTGTTATGGTCGTGAGGCCACCCCCTGTGTTTAGGGAGGATCTACGAATGATCGACATGGCAGATGTTGTGCCGCCTCCCCCGCCATTGGTGGCAGTAACTCTAATTCCCTTTATTCTTACGATCTTGCTATCGCTTCCGTAGACACAGAACAGATCACTTGTGCCGGTGTTCGAGCTTATAATAGCTGCGCTATACGTGGGAATATTGTTGTTTCCGGTCAGCGGCAGCGGATGAGATGCGTCAACCGGTTGCATGAACGTTTTAGGTCCGGATGCGCTTGACGACTGCGATCCGAAATATGGCTGCATTGGTGTTTGAGCAAAGGCAGCAGAAGACAGCATGAATGCTGACAACACAGCGGTAGACGCCCACTTAATTAGGGAGCGCCAATATCGCTCTGGTTCTATAGGGGTCACGAAATCCTCGACCATGACGTTCCCAAATTCCTGAATCGAGCTGGAGACGACAAGGAATAGGACGTGCTGCCGTCAAAGAATGTACCGCCGCTATAAGACAAAAAGACAACTATTGTGCCGCCAGACGGAATTATATCCACAATGGCTCCGGAAGGAGTATCCATCGGCATCGTCATGCAGTAGTTTGAACTATCAACGTAATGACAGATAATGATAGTTTCTAACGTAGTTGCATATGGGATTGTCGCGCCAGATGCAGATGTCCACCTGGCATTAATCTCTTGTATGACAATGTCATCAATCGCCGAAACAACGCGGATTTGATTGTTTACGATGGCAGTTGTGCTTCGCATACCCATGTATTTTCCCTTTTACTTTAGCATAGAGCTGTGCAGTAGGCGTTCCACCCGTGAGCCGTATCATTAAGTGGAGAGGGGGCGCCACCAGGAAGAGCGCCACCGACGTTATTGACGACGGAGCCACCGGTTATAGTTCCGGTGGTTGTGCTCAAGCCGGTCGTTCCCCAAGTTACGTTTCCATTAAAAAGAACGCGCGATCCAGTTTTTATACCAAACGTCTTGCCGAGCAGCGTCGAGCCAACTGAATTGATGGCATTATTGAAATTCCAAGAGGAGTTTTGGCAGGTATTAAATAAAGCTACCGTGAAGGTTCCGACATAGCTAAATCCATTATTTATGTTGAAGTGCGCATCAAAGTCGCAGTTCATTGCATCTGGGACTGACGGGCTATTGGCCGTGAAGCTCACACCAGTATTGAAATCGATGATCCCGTAATTGTGCCCGAGAACGAGACCCGCCGGTGTCGTCGATCCGGTCGTAGTGAAGTTGACGTTCGTGATACCAACAACACCAAGGTCGCCGAACTGGAGCGCATACGAGCCATTTGGCGGCACCCAATTGAATGCGCCGCCCGTGCCTTGGAAGATCAGCGAGCCACCGCCAACGAGAGGGAAGAAGACCTGCACGAACTCTTGGAAGGTCTGCCCATTTGGAACGTTGCAGGTGACACCGCCATTGCCCTGGCTGGCGGTATCGATCGATACCTGAGCCGCAGCACGGCACTGATTGAGCGTTCTGAACGCACCCGTGGCGCCCGTCGCAAGACCATCATTCGAATCCGACCCGGCCGTATCAACGAAGAAGTTGACGGCGCTGTTCTTCCACCGGCCCGGATTGGCAATGGTGGTCCATACGCCATTGACGATCTTGATGATGATCGCCTGCTTGGGATACAAGATGTTGTAGAGATCAGAAGGGAAGCCAGAGAGCTTCTGGCCCCGCGTCGTGTCCGCATTGACGATATTGATCGTGCATTTCGTGTCGAACCCAGCAACTGCCGGCAGCGTTATCGTAAACGACGAGCTTGCGAATCGCAGCGTCTTGCCGCAATCCGAGGTCAAGACCGTATAGTTGGACGCGATGTTGTTCAGCGTGTTCAGATCTACGCCAGTAATGACGCCAACCGTGCCATCAATCGACGACACACCTGAGGCCGTTCCAACAGTCGATATGGTAGCCTTCTTGATGGTGTTGGTGGCGTGATCGTAGATCGGCAGGAAGTCCAGCGTGGGGTCGGGCGATACGATCGCAGTCAGGCTCTGCAGCGTGATATCTTGATCATTGGCCGTCGAGCTAGTCGGGTTCGCCTTGAATGACGCGGCGCCAGCTTGGGCCAGCTGAGAATTGTTGATCGAGTTGGCCGCGATGCTGACAGAGATCGTCTGCGCGGAGCAAACAATGCTGGTTCCGCAGGTCAGTGCTCCCGTCATCCCTTGAATTGAGGTGACGCCAGGGCCACCGGGGACATCATCCGGCAACGCCTTGATGATATAGTACATCGTGGTCGTGGGCTGCACGATGCTATGCGCGGTGCCGCTGGTGTTATTCGACGTGACGTTGATCGTGTTCAGACCGGTGAACACGCCGACGCCGCCCCAGATGCCGGAGGTAGATGTGGGAACCGCCGCACCGCCCGCAGTGGCGACCGTCGTTGAACTGACGTTGCCAGGAGTGCTGGTAACGGGAATGCCAGTGGCGCCACCGGCCGGCGTCACGGTGATCTGCACGCCGCCAGGAGCGGTTACAGACGTGATGCCAGTGGGCAGCTCGTTTAGGCCCAGCGTGTGGCTCTGGCTGCCTCCGCTAGATGCGATTGCATCGGGATTGGCGCCGTAGAAGTTCGATGTCAGAACGCCCGCAGGCGTGCCATTGAGATTGTCCGAGCCTGCGATCACACGGCCGCGCAGATCGGGAATATTGAACGTCGTGGATCCGTCGCCATTGCCCCACGGGAACAGTAACGCCGTTATGCTCGTGGTCGTGGTCGCGGCAGTGCTCATCACGAGCTGGCCGCTAGATTTGGATGTTACAGTGGTGCCGGGCGCAAAGCAGGCGGCCTCGATCGGGGTGCCAATCGGAACCGCATCGCTGACATTCGTTGGAACGGCAATGGTTTGAATGCCGGTCGAGCAAAGGATGGTGACGGAGAAGGTTACGGCCGTGAACAGCGCCGCGTATGTGGTGCGGGAGACGCCCTGGCCACCCGTGTATAGATACTTAGACGGAATCGTCGAGCCGATCCACGGGACGATCGTTCCGACCATGATTCCCTCGGAGAAGGCCGGGCTAGTGCCGCCACCAGAACCGGAGGACGATGTGACCAAGTCCCAGATCGTATTGCCGTTTTGATCCTTGACGACCTGACGATAGAGGCCGTCGCCATACGTCCCGGCAATCGCACCAGAGCTATTCTGTGGATAACCTCCCGCACTGAGCAGAACGGGATTAGGGTTCTGCGTGCCGACGCTTTCAGTCGAACTGCTCCATGTCGTCTTGCGCGTGGTTGTGTTCGGAACATAGTAATCGACCGTTCCGGCCGAAACCGGATTGCCGTTCGCGTCGAGATATTGCTGAACCGCGTTCGGCAGCAGCGTTGCTGTCTGTCCAAGCGCCATGACCGGGACAAGAAATCCAAGGATAGCGCCAAGGGCGATTTGCGTCAGTCTCGTGAGCATTCTATATTCCGTACATGAGCAAAGAAGAGACGATCGGGTTTTTGATTTGGCTTCTACTCACCATAGCACGCATCTATTACGACAATTCGCGCAAATCTGATACCCGCGCGCATCAAAAACCCCTTCCGCTACTGATTCCGGTTAGGGCTGATATAGAGCCTGCCTGTGGCGGCAATCGCGGGAGCAGCGACAGCGCTAGCCTGTGACGGCTGTTGCTCCAATGCATCCGCGATCAATTTCTGCGCTCGGGCCGGGCTTTTCAGGTAAGAGCCAAGCAAGCGTGTCGTCGCAGCTCCTACCGCGCCAGTTGCAATAGGACCAGCAGCCAGCAAAGGATCATGCATGTATGCCCCGATCCCGGATGCGGCGATGCCGCCGCCCTGCAGCAGATGCAGCAGCATTGAGTTTTCGGCCGTGTTCGACGATGGCATGGTCTTAAAGCGCTGCCCGATGTTTGCAAGCTCGCCAAGATCGCCGCCCTGACCAAATGCCATGCGCTCCTTGCCGGCGTCACCCGAGCGAGCAATCTGCATAAGCCGAGCAGGCGGGATATTGCCGGTTTCATCCACAACCGGACGGAGCTGCTTCATGATGGCGTATTGCTGGTCCGTCTTGCGCAGCAGATCGGCCTTGTCCGGCGGAATGGTCCGGCGGAACAGATCGTCAAGATGGCCCTTGATCTCGCGAGAATAGTCACCAAGCAAACCAGGGCTTTTCTCGAGATCCTTCAGCACCGATCCGGTTTGCCTCAAGCCCTGATAGACTGGCCCCGAAATGGTGCCGTCATCCTTGATCTTGTCGAGGATGTTCGACACGGCCTTGTTGAGCACCTTGACCTTGTTCGGATCGTCCAAGGTCTGGCCGGCTCGATCAAGCGTGTCCAGAATGCCATGACTGAATTTGTCATCGATCTTGGCTTTGACGTCAGGACCGTAAATCTCCTGATACGTCTTGCCCAGGTCGCGCTTGGCCGCACTCATGACCTCAGGATCGACCTTTTCGGCATCCTGTCCGATCAGCTTGGCTACACCCTTGTTCACGGCCGTCTGCTGGGCTTCGGCAGACTTCCCATAGCCAGAGCCGGGGATTTTCTGCAGAAGCGAATCAAGCGACCGAACCAGCCAGTTATCCGACATCTGGCCGGGCCGGACGGGATAGCCGTATTTCTCGATCGCGGTTTGGGCGATCTTGGCTGTTTCCGGAGAAATGCCGCTGTTCAGCATCGGGATAGAAGACGCGCCGGCACGGGTAACGCTCGGAATGCCACCGGTCCCAATAAAGCCCGCCGCTGAATTGGCGCGGCGCTGCATCTCCTGATTCGCCCAATCCTGCTGAGCAACATCCTCTTCAGTGAGAACGCCGGGAGTCTTCGGAGGGACATTAAACTTGCCCTGCGCGACCTCACCAGGCAGCGTCATGGCCTGTCCAGCAGCCTTCGCTATCTGCCCCGTGATCGTCTCATCAAGCCACTTCTGATAGAGCGACTTCGCAGGAGCCGCCGGCGCCACAGGGAAATCACCGCCAAATAGATCGCCCTCGTTACCAGAGGTCGGGGCGGTCATCGGACGGGCGGGAGGCGCAGTCGTCGTTGCAGAGGCCGGCGGCGGATCGAAATCCTCACCAAAGATATGGTCCGCCATTAATGCCCCTCCACGTCGCCAAGCAGATCATGCTCCTTGGCCGAGAGGTACGATTCCTTGATCTTCTGCGCCGTGGGAGAACCCGGCTTGACGCTCTTCGTCAGCGCAGCTCGCTGTTCCGGAGTCATGAGATCGGCGATGTACCCACGGATATCCTGCTTGGGCGACCATTTCGAGGCCCATTCGTTATATTGCGCTGCGTCGGGCTGGCCGTTCGGCAGTTTCGGACCATACTTCTGGAACGCCAGCACCGATGCCTGCTTGAGGCGGCCGAGGCCATAGAGCATCTTGGACAGGTCAACCGCCGCCTGCTTTGGCTGCTGCATGTTCGGATTGGCTTCGAACGCATTCAGCACACTCGGGATATTCGTACCCGGCGGTGCCACGCTGGCCGCGTTCTGAGCCAAGTATTTCTTGGCCTCGGCATAATCCGCGATGGATTTCTCGTTCGGCACAGGAATACCCATCGCCTGCGCGAATGCCTTGACGTGCTGGATCGTCTCCGAACCTGGTCCTGTCTTGCTCTTCTCGAGCAAGGGAATCGCCTGCTTCAACGGGTTCATGCGGGTGGCATAATCGCGGGAATCGGTGAGATCCTTCGAATATGCCTCCGTGCTAGCCTTGGCCGGGCCAGCCGTCGCCGTCTCGATCGCCGCGCTCTGACCAGGCGGCAACGCCGTGGGGATCGGGCCTCCCATGGTTGAGGCGGCCTGTGTCGTCATCAGCGGCTTGCCCGTGCGCGCATCCACAGGAGGCTCACGGCTGACAACCTGCGCACCTTCCATCATCTGCCGCACCGGCGGCAGCGGGCGACCCTTCGAATCAGTCCGCACCACCTCGGGAGGACCGGCAGGCGCCGCACCCAGAATCTGTGGCTGACCGAAGTTGGGGTTCGGGCTGCCATCTGGAAGAGTGCGGCGGGTATCGACGGTTTGTGTCGTCGGTCCCGGCTGATTCGCCACTGAGAACCCTTGCGGATTCATCGCCGAGCCTGTGACGACTTGGCCAGACTGAGCGCCCGTGTTGAACTGCTGGGTCTGCGGCAGATGCATTCTCAATGCTTCCTGAGATTGAAGCGCCTGCGTGTTATATTGCTGCGCAATCTTTCTAACCTGCTCAGGTGGAAGTATTTTACCCGTTTTTTTGTCTGTAAATGCCTTATAAGCATCTGCTACTTGAGGAACCCCAAGACCATAATCAGATGCTTTATTATTAGGATTTAAAAGAAACCCGAATGCTCTGCGCACTCCAGCTTCCGAAGGATCTTCAATCAAGCCAGCCGTCGCTGACGCGATCAGTCCCATCCGAGTGCTGAAATTCTGCAAGCCCTGTGCATCGGCGGAATATCCGGCCTGCCGCAGGGTTTCCAATGCATTCAGTGCCTTCGGTGCCTGCATGGAGCCCGCCACGGAGCCCTTGAGCACCTGAGCCAGCACATTGCGGTCGATCGTCCCATCGGGCTGGATGGCCTGCTGAATGCCCTTGCCGACCTCGATCTGGCCGAGCTGATCTGCGACCTGTCCAGTCTTCAGAATCTGGTCAAGAGGATTTACCGGCGCCCCAGGCCGAGGATATGAGCTCGTGTCAACTTCAGCCACAAATTAGCCCCATGGGTTAATGCCCTGACTCATGGCGTAAAGATTGGATTGCATGTCACCCGGAGCCCCCGCGCCAGTGGCCGGCATACCGCCGACATTGCCATAGATGCCGCCGCCGGTGAGCTGACCGAGCATAAGGCTGCTGGGGAAGGCGTTGGCGGCGTTTCCGATCGCGCTACCCGTCGCGTTCGCCGCCGCTGCCTGAGCGTTGCCTGCGCCGGTCTGGGCCCCTGAGATCGCATTCGCCGTGTTCGTCCCGACGCCAGCTAAGGCATTGCCCGATTGAGCCCCGGTGTTAATCAGGTTCTGGCCGCCGCTCAATTGTGTCTGATATGTGTTCGCAAGTGCTTGGACCACGTTCTGCCACGTGTTCTGCGCCAGTCCCGTGGTGAACGCCGCCGCGCCCTTGGCGACCGGACCACCCGATCCAGCCAGACCTCGGGCAGCGAGCTGATTATTAACCGCCCGCAAGCCCTGGCCCTGAGCGAATTGATAGCCAGGCGTCTGCTCGAGCGTGGCCGACATATCGGCGCCAGGCATGGTCAGTTTCAGGAGCTGAGCGAGAGGCCCAGACGCGTTATTCGGGTCGAGAAGGGCCTGCTGCGATGCAATCTGATTCTGGCCGCCTTGGATGAACGGGCTGAGAACGTCCTTGTTCTGGGCATACATCTGCCGTTGGTTGGCAATTGATGCATTCGCCGCGTTCGTCTGGGCGTCGGCCGCCTTATTCGCGCCATACATACTAGCGCCGGCCCCGACTAAGCTACCTCCTATGAGCGCGGTTGCAACCATCAGTCGTCACCTATCCATTGAGCCAAGTACGTATCCCCAGGCGAAAACCCTAACATCGGCAACAGCTTGTCCATCCCCAGCGGATTCGCCGTCTTGTACCCGGAATGCCACACTTTCACGCCACGGCGCTTCAGTTCCTTCCTAACGCATCGAAACAAAGGGAACGCCAACCCTTTATCACGCATTTCGGGGTGAACATATACTATATCTTGCGTGCCGGTAAGTGTCTGACCATAGTGGAAGCCGGGTGCGACATTGGTGATCTGGTACGCCGCGATTCGCCCGTTCCAGCGCATTGTAGCGAGAAATAGGATGCCATTGCGCTCGCGCTCGAAATAGACCTCACGCTGAGGCGCCAAGGGCATACGATCTTGGAACAGCGCTAGTTCCAGATGGTGGATCGGGAATATCTCCATCAGCTCCGACCAGCATGCAGCGATGGATTCGATTTGCGCCGTGATCATGGAGCATCGATCCTAGCATCGATGACCATCGCGATTCGGTCATCAGCCGAATTGTTGGTGACCTCGTGCTCTAATGCATTGTTAAACCAAAACAAGTCGCCCGTCACGGGGGCAAGTTCCTCGCCTGCACAGCGGAATACATTGCCCGGCAGGCACTGGATCATCAACTGGTGTCTGACCATGCGACGCGCGTATGCGCCTTCGTCCGCGTGTGGTAATATTTTCCCACCGGGCGGGAGCCGCGTCAGGAGTACCCGCCCCAACTCTGAACCACCGACCATCTGCATGACACCGAGCGCCGTGCTCATGGCTCCTAGAAGGGTCATGGCGGGTCGGTTATCGAATGGTCCCATGTCGTCCAGCGAGGCCCTGCCAAAGCGAAGCAGGATATCAGATGCCTCACGATGCGGAGATCCTTGGAAGCCTGTCCGCGTCGTATCAGCGTCCCATAGCTCGGGATGACGCATCAGCGTCGTCATGAGCGGTGCGACCGTGAGACCTTGGGCAAGGCGATGGAAGTTTCTCATGCCCTATTCCAGAGATATCCATATGGCGATTCCGATCGCGGCCTTGATGGAGTCTCATACTTCCACGTCTTGCCGCACTTTCTACACAGACTTTCCGACCTGCTGGACCCATCACAGCTGACTATTCCGGACCCAACCTGCATTAGAACAGGATGGTCGCATGTATCCTGCGTTAGTGGAGGTTGGACTCGCCAACCGGCGGCTTTCAGAGCATCAGCCATTTCTTCGTTGGTCATGATGGTTGTATCATCGATTGGAAAGGCAGGCTAACCCACCAATGACTGATTTGAATGATGCAGCATTATCCACAACAATCGAAGTATTTCCGTCAAAGAAGACTGCACCCGGAGCCGCGAACGAACTTGCGTAAACTGTGACTGGCCCACCAATAGTGTACATCTCTATAACGCTACCGACTCCAAACGTACTAAAAAATGACACGCCTGTATTACCTTCAGAAGCTGTGACTATCACAACTGTTTTGACTATGGGGCACAAAACTATTTTGGCTGAATTATGGTCCGTGCCTGATGCTGATACTTGAAGATGAATTTCTGTATCAGAGACTTCCGATGTGATCGGTCCATCATTGCCACTATAAGATATGATCTTCATATTTTTCTCCTGTTATGGACAGAGCCAACTGCCTTGGAAAAAGGTAAGAAGCGGTCCAGTGCCACCAGTCAGAGTACAATTACCGACACCGCCAGTAAGCGACACGTATGCATATACTTGATAGAAGTCGGTCCCATTACATCTATCAATTACAGTAGCATAGACTTGCGCGCTTCCTCCGCTTTCAATCGCAACTGTTTGTAGAAATGCCGCGCCATTCTTATATAGAAAAATGGCTCCGACGCCTCCTGATGGAATGGTCCCGGTACCATTCGTAGCAAACATTCCAGCCGATATCGCCACTGTACCAGCAGGTGGAGTCCATCGATTCGTACCAGTATTGAATAGGCTTCCAACATTGAACGATGTCGTATTGAACGCAATTAACGTTGGAGTGGCGGATAGAACGCCAGTCTGATTGGCGCTTAAATTTGCTGAGAATGCAGCCTGAGACGCCAGCGAGACAGTGCCGGTCGTGGTGATTGGACCTCCGGTCAGGCCAGTTCCAGTCGCTACATTGGTGACAGTTCCAGTACCAACAGGAGGCGTAACCCATTGACCATCGCCGCGCCAGAAGGTCGAGCTCGACGCACTCGTACCGCCATTCAGATGCCCAACTGTCAGATTACCGCTAACGTCGCTGCCGAGTCGGACATTTAGGGTATTAGACGCGCCGTCTATCGTCTTATTCGTCAGCGTTCGAATATTGGAATCAGTCAGGACGTTCGTGGTCGTCGAGATAGTTGACGGGCCAACGCCGGTCACATTGATATTCAGGCCGCCCACCACAGGCGAGACGACGGCATTCTGGCCTTTCAGCAACTGCACAAGCAGATTGCGGCCGTAGGCAGTCAGAACACCGCTGGCATCGACGAACGGGACGTTTCCGGCAGGGACTGTGGCGTTAGTCACCATCGGGTTCGTTTTCCCAGACTACCTGTGCCCCGCGCGCGTTGGCCTCGGCCAGCAGCTCAGTTTCCGACATATACACGGTGGCCGGCCGCACGCCATCATGCGGCCTCGGCTCCTTGAATGCGGAGAGGTAATACTTCATCCCATCCCGCCATGCGTAGAATGTGCGGTTCACGTTTCCGCCTCCTCATAATCCAGATATGCCGCAAGCAGTGCAGTCTTCATGTTCGATGACCAGAACAACTCATATACCCGATCGCGCGTCATGCCCAACTGGTTGAACTGCGGCGTCGTCAGATATTCGCCGACATCACCCAGCGATGTTGTTCTCGGCACCGACCAGGTATGCCCGGCATCATCGCTATAGCGCATGCTCAGCAGCGGCGTCTCCGCGTTCGGATCCTGAATCGTGCCGCATTCGATGTTGATCGTCAGACACCAGTGCGTGATACGATCGAGACTCTTGAGCACATGCGGAAAGCCGCGCCGGAACACGATCTGATCGCCGTTATCCGTGTAAACGGTCGGATCGATCTCATAGAGATTGCCGTTCTCCCAATCCAGCGCTACGGTCGTGCCGTAGGCCTGTGTATAGAACAGTGCCCGATCCCGATGCGCTACTCCGTTCGTGTCGGTCCAGGTTGATTTGTGCCATTGGTCGGTCGCGAGGTCATAGACCCAGGTGGCATCGCCCGAGGGAAAGGTCCACACAACAAACGTATGGCCTTCGATCTGATAAACCGATGCAACCGCGTCGGAAATTGTCGGGTACGACTGAATTTCGTTCTCAATCGCATGCGTCGAAATCCGCTTGGCGGCATACCCGGCAGATTTGACGATGATTCCCTTCCCCTGCGTGTTGCGCGAAACCCAGAACAACGCATCGTCCGCGAAAATGGTGCAATATTTACCCGCCACGCCATAGTTGACATACACAGAGGGGATCGCCTCGAACGGCGTATCAACAGCTCCCGACAAGTACCACGGCTCGGTCGCCGCGATGGCGCCCATCAGCCATATCTCGCGCTGCCGAATGCCGATATACTGGATATTGTCCGGATAGGATGACTTCGCATTGATATTGAGCGCGTTGAACGTCGTCGTGTCCGGCTCAGTGTAGATGAAGCTCTGCGTGTTCGGAACCGTGTTCATGATCATATACGTCTGCAGATAGGATACGCTATCAGCCCCGGTGAACAGCCCTGTCGGATCCACCAGCGGCGCAAATGCAAACGTCGTCATGTTTATCGTGTAGCCGTTCGATGTCCCGTCCACCAACAGGATTTGACCGCCGGCTGTCTTGCCGTTGTCTGCCATCGAGGTCGGAGTGGTCCCGACCGTGATATGTCCGAGCAGGAAGAAGCGCCACGTCGGATCGACATAGTAGACCGAATCATTGACGACCGCGTAGAGATCGCCAGAGGAGGCCGTATAGAGCCCGCGACCTCTGCCAGCTCCTCCGATGCCCGAAAGCACCGCAGAGCCAACTAGGGTCTTGCCTGGGCGCTGGTAATGCGTGGTTGGGGTCGGCGGCGTCGTGTCTTGCGGGTTCTTCTCCATGTAGAGATTTTCGCAGGACTGTGCATTGCTGTTCACGCTCTTCGCTTGATATGCGCCCCCGAGCAGAAGAAGTGGCGTGCCGTCAGCCATTCGCTAAAATCCTGTGCAAGGGTTGAGCACCTTGACCCGTCGCATGGAGCAAACCGGTCGGCAGTTCGGGAGGTGCCCTTTCGGTAACTCGCGGAAGACGCCCTTGCTCACCTCCCGAGGATTAACTGCCCCGGTAACTGAATCTTATGCCGCACCGCCGCTCATGGCAGACCATTTTCCGTTGGTGCCGCAAACGAACATAGCCATCTTTCCGGCAGCCAGACCAGTGCCAGCATTATAAGCAGTTCCATTTGCAACGCCATTGATGGTATCGAGTGCGTTCGCATTGGCCTTATTGGCAACGGGGCTTGCATAAATGCTGAGAATGCTCGCGCCTGCGTTCACGATATAGACGACACGGCCAGCGATGGCGAAATTTAGCATGATCGAATCGGCATTCGTCGCAACAACGCTTACATACACGATTGCAGCATTGGCCGATATCTGCGTGGCAGCGGCCTGTGTGCCACCAGCCTTGGCCGTCATGGTCTGGACTGTCGCATTGTTACCGCTGGCAACGCCAGCCGCCCAAGCGCCATTGATAAGCTCGAATCCGTCGCCGGGATTTGGGGAAATTCCGAGTGCCATTTTACTGTCTCCGTTTCAGCCGGGCGCCCGGCGGGTCAAACCATCTCTCTTGAGGCCACAAGTTGACGCGCGCCCTCAAAGTCGGCTCAGTCAGGCCAGCATTTATAGCTGCATCCATGATATGCATTCTACCCCATGGAGTGTCAATTAGCACGGTATTTCGGGTATTACGGCGCTGTTCTTGGATGGTGGCCCACCGGCAGTTGCCGGGCTCGTAATTGCCGTTATTGTCGATGCGCTCGATCGAGAGGCCCGGAGCCCACGAATCGCCCATGTCTTCTAGGAATGCATCAAAGCTATCAAGCCAGCGCTGGCAGCATTCAATGCCACGACCGCCATAATGCTTGAAGTCTGAATTATTCGGATTGGTGCATCTCATCCGCATCGAGGCCCAACTACGGTAGATCCCTGTGCCAGACCTCCGATGACGCCCACGCGTTGCACTTGCTCGCTCTTTTTGAAGACATCCGCACGACAGCGATCGACCAGAGCGCAGGTTACTACCCCATATCTCTTTCGTCTTTCCACAATCACAAAGGCATTCCCACTTATCCCGCTTGTTGATCCTGAACAGGAAACGTTGAGCTACTACCCGACCAAAGCGACGACCGACCATTTCAACCATTTTTGCCTCCATTTTACGGAGGCATATCTAATATAGAAAATTACTAAAACAATAGTTCTACTTCGTTCCGTCACTGTAGATATTGTACGTGCCGCGCCCAACGAGGGCTGGATCAGCCATTAATTCCGGGACTTGGATATTCGAGTTCTTCACTGTATTCAACGCATCCTTCGCCTGCATGGTCAGTGCCTGATCAGGCTTCATGCCCTTGCCGAAGTTTTGGCGCAGGCGAAGGGCCAAGTTGAGTTTGATGCATTCAAGATACTGATCCGGCAGGTTTGCCATTAATGTAGCGGCAGTGAACACTGGGAACGAGTTCTTGAAGGAGATGAAAATCTGATACAGGGCGGCCGAAGGCCAGGGATAAATGTAAATCTGTCCCTGCCCGCTGACACCCCAAGTCGTATCAAGGAATATGCCGCTCGGATAGCTGACGAAATTGGCCTTCAGGGTATTGAGATTGTACTGCTCTCGCGATTGCCAAACCGTAAGTCGAGTATCGACGGGCAGTGCTCCTGTAAAGACCTGCCTCACAAATGCCGATTCGATCCGATCCGGACGTCTGGAACAGGGGAAATCAGCGGCTCCAGGGCCTATAAAGTACGGAGTCGTCCGACCGTTAGCGCTGACGCCGAGCGTCAACAGATCCCAGATGAGCCACCTTTTAGTATTCCACAATGAAACCATGCCGTTAAGACGGCGCAGGCCAAGGCTGACCTCCTCATTGCTGAGGGTTTGCCCCTGGCCGATGATTCCAGCCATCAGATAGGCATCAGTGATGACGGAAAGCCCGGTTTCGACCGCCATCAGTTCACCGCCATGCCTTCAGGAAGAAAAAACGGCGTGAGCACGCGCGACCCGTCTTTGAGTAGCGCCATGACATCGCCGTTAATCTCCTCCAAAGCCTCGATTTCATGCGGAAGGGTACGCGAGAACTGACAAAGGTCACAACCGCAGCCGTTCTCGTGAGAACCCCGCTTCCGTCGCCGCAATTACTCCTCCGGAGGCAGATTCGCCATTGCAGCCTTCGCAGCCGCCCGGCCTTCCTTGGTCCGCATGTCGATCTTGCCCTCGCCCTCAGCCGCGCGCTTGGCGCGAAGCTGGGCCTTCAGCATCTCGAGTTCGTCAAGCGCAGCCTGAGCCGATTGCTCCATCCGGTCCCGATCGGCCCGCAGCCGGGCATTCTCATCCTCGAGCGCTTCATTCCGGATCGAGGCATTGTCGGACTTGCCGGCCGGCGTCAGGCTCTCCTCGTATTCGGCGATCTGACGCGCCTCAACCGGATGCTTCTCAAGCCATTCAGCCTCATCACGGGCCGTCTTGAACACTACGGGCTGACCAACAGCGTCCTTGAAGAACACCGGGCCCTTCTCATCCTTGCCGGCGGCGCGATATGGAATGCGGGGATACTTCTGATAAGGAACGCGGGGATTGGCGCCGGCCTGCCAGCGCTTGGGGAGTGCGATTCCAGCTCGGATATCAACGCCGGGGATAAATTCAGACATTGCGGCTCCTGGTAAGAAAAAGGGCTGTGCGGTTTCGTATCCGACAGCCCTTTAGCATAATCGATGTTTGTCGTCCAATTCTTACGAAGTCGGGCTAGGGATCTTCGCCACCCACTGAGGACGAGTCGTCGTCGCGCCCCACAGCACGTCCATACGGCGGCCGGACTGATCCGAGCCGATGATGTACTGCTGGACGTACCGCATCGACACGTTGTCGTAAACGTGGCGGGCGGTCTTGACGTCGTTCGGCATCGGGAGGTCGCCCGTCGCCATGGTGAAGGCTTCCGGAGCGTAGCGCAGGTTGTTGTAGTAGACCTGCGAGGCGTTCAGGACCAACCGGATCGCGGCACCATCCGCCGGGGAGACGTCCACGGTCTGATACTGGACGTCGGAGATGACGCCAGCATTGTTCGCGGCCGGGATAACCGCCGGGAAGACGTTGACCGTGGTATCGGTGCCGCCAACCGTGGCGACCGTAACCACGAACTGGCGCAGCTTGCCGAGGGAGGCCTTCTGCACGTAGTTGACTGCGTTGACACCGTCGATCGTGATGATGTCGCCGACGTTCAGGTTGCCGGTCTGGGCGCCCGTGGTAAGCACGGTGCCGGTCTGGTTGGCGCCCGAGATCGCGCCGGCAGTGAACGTGCCGACCGTGTGGGAGATGATGGACTGATCCTCACCCCAGATCGAGCCGAGCGCGTCGTACATGGTGCCTTCCATGTACTGGCGGGAGATCGCGGCCTGGGGGTTAAGCAAACCAGCCAAGCCAGCGACCGAATCGGCCATGGCGTCGGGAGACAGAATCGTGTCGTGCTTCACCTGCGGCGCCGAGCTGTTGTAGAGCGCGGCACGGGCCTTCAGGAAGGTGCGCAGGACCGGCGCGATGACCGCGTTGTTCGCATCGACGTTCGCAACCAGGTTACAGCCTGCCTCGCCAACCTGCTGCATCAGCAGAAGGGCGATCTTGCCGGCCAGGTTGTTCATGGCGGGGAGGAGGATGCGCTCGGCGAAGTCATCCAGGGAGAGCAGCAGGTCGGCCGAGGTGAACGAAACGTCCACGTGGTTCTGCGTCGCCATGGTCAGAAGAGTCTGGGTTTCTGCCGTATCCTGCGGCTGGAAGGCCGGGCCGGTCGAAACAACGTAATCGTTCGGCAGGCGGATGCGGAGCACCGAGCCGATCTTCTCACCTTCATTCGCATACTGATTATCGTACTGGCGGTTGATCCGCTTCAGCAGGATGTTCGTATTGGTGAAGATCATCACCGCTTTTTTGGTGATCATCGAAATCGTGAGAAGTGAATTTCCGGCCATATTTTCAATACCTTAGCTGAGGTTGCAGATGTGAAAAACGTCGCAATACGCGACATATTTTCAGACTGCCTCAGGTCTGAGATATTGAGAGGCGGAAACGATGAAGAGGGCCATCGAACCCGAATCAGAGATTGTGCGCTCTGACGCAAGATGTTGGTATGGAACCAGCATCTGGCGGCACTTATAGCTATTTTGGCCAGATTATGCAAGAGCAGGAACGATATTCATTCATCATCGTTCTCAATCCAACCCAGGAGGTCCATCATGGATAAGCTAAGCCCTTCAGAAGCCGCCGACGCGATCCGCTTTGGATTTGAGACTGAGGGAATGGAACCCGAAGATCAGCATCGTGTGAAGTTCGCCGAACAGGTCTGCGGCGAGTTGAATATCGCCAAGACCCCGCAGAACATCCAGCGCGTCATGAACAGCCTCGAGAAGCACGGCATCGACGGCAGTTCTTATGAAGCCTTCCCCGGTTGGTTCGAAAACGACCTCGGCGAGCGCGCTGTATGCAGCACGGAAGAGGACCGCGACGCGTTCATGGCCAGGTCCAAGGACGAGAACGGCGTTGTCGCTCCCGATCAGGGCACGATCGACGCGCACGGCAAGTTCCATCTTCGCCATGGCACCGCTCGCAAGCGCGATATCCGGGCGACCATGCCACGCTATGCCGATGAGAAGGACATTCAAGAGGTCGGCGAGTCTGCGAACGATGGCGCCCCGCTTCACCGCGTTCGTCCGCTCGGCGAGGGCAAACCTACCGCCCAGCGTACCGACCACATGCCGGATCCGAACTCGCTGCTGCTCAATCCCCCGAATCCGGTTGATCCGACCCACGACAACCGACCGCGCCCCGGTGACAATCCGGCCACCAATCCCCGTTCAGAGGTGGAGATTCCCCGCCCGGCCGGCAATGAAAAGACTGACGCCAAGCGCGAAGGCGACAAGAACGACAATCTGAATCGCGATCGAGACTTGGTCAGCTAAAAGAAAAACCCGCTCTCGCATTTGCGCAAGGGCGGGCAGTCTGGGAGGAATAGAAGGGTGTCCGTGACAGGACGCCCTTTTTCTATTGGGATTGCAGCGCCGTGTCCACCCTACTGCGGTACAGCTGGCTGTTGATAACGTCTCTTGGCAACAGCCGCGACCTCGTCATTCGATAGGCGCCCATGCATCCACGGGACGATGATGGATGCATAAACCGCCGTTGATTTTTCCCTGTCGTCTAGCGCTCTGCTATCGCAGCCATAATCCACGGTCCTGATACCTCTGCCATCTTCCTTACAGATGTACCAAGCACGGCTGAATGACTTGGCGTCAGTCCAATACGTCCAGTGATAGACCGTAGCGATGTACTGGTTCTGCCGAAGGAGGCGTCGGTTCCTCCGCCAGGCTCGATATGAGCCTAACAGCCTGCTCCACAACGGAGGCTGAACGCGCTTGAGCGAATCAACGATCTCCTTGGACGACATCGAAGGCCCCTCCGTTCTACCGCCGCCACTCCGCGTTCTTCTTCTTCCAACGCTCCTCGGCCCGGCGCTCCTCGGCCTGGAACCAGTCATTATCGCTGACCTTGTCGCTATAGCGGTTATCCACAGGACCGCCGTTGCCCGAGATCGGATCGACGGGAGCTGGCGTTCTAGAAATAACCGGCTGCTTGGCCTCGGTCTTCAGTCCCATCTTCACCAGCTCCGCGACACGTCGATTGAATGGAAGTTCCATAATCCGCTGGAACTCTTCTGGCTTGGAGCCGAGTTCGTACAAGACCTTCTCCGGATTGTCCGTCGCCATGACCATGTTGAGATGGTCCACGTCGAGGCCGCCCATCTCGCTGATTCGCGCGATAGACGCGTCAACATTGGCCTTGCCGTAGGTGCCAGATGCTTTCTGGTAGATATTATTGAAAGTGCGCTGAAAGTCGAGTTGCTGCGCCCTTTGCTCGGCCATCCGTGCGGCCTCGGCCTCGAGTTCAGCCCTGGTGTAGCTGCGCTCGCCACCATTCGGCTGGCGGGGAGGAGTCTCGTCTCCCTCTGGCTGCTGCTGGCGTGCGATGCTCTCGGCCAGATCCTTCAGCCGCTGATTCTCAGCCGCCAGCGCCTCCCTTGCAGCCACTTCCTCATCCAGCCGACGCTTGCGCCTGGTCAGCTCCTTGTCGCGCCAGTCAGCCTTATGTGCGGGGGGATCAGAAGGGGTTTCTGCCGGCGGGGGCGGCGTATCGCCAGCGGCTGGCGGGTCTGATGGCGTCTCATCACCGGCTGGCGAAGCTTCGCCAGCGGGAGGATCAGATGGACCGCTCTCCAGCACATCATCCCCATGGGTATCCCCGAGGTTCGAATCCGCACCCTTTTCATCATCTGGCGCGCGCAACGCAATCCAGCTTGTTCCTTGCATCAATGATTTAAGCACGTTTGGTTCTCCTAAACAGGGATACTGCCCTGACAGTAATTGGTGGGTCCTTTCACCCGTGTCACCAACCCACTTTTGTCGCCGACCTTCAACACCCGTCTTGCTCGGGAGTCTCACGGCTAGGAGTGTGGAGCGGCGAGCCGCCTTGGTACAAACCTAGTTCTGATTTATTCGCAGCCCGTCAAGGCTTAAAGGTTGCCGGTCTTTCCCGGCTGTCAGGCCCCACGTACCACCGTGGCAGTAAAACCCTCTTTCGAGGGAAAGGATTCGAACCTTATTACTCACTTGATCTCGGCCAGCGAGCAGGAACCGCCCCTGCCACACCGTAAAACTGGTTACTTGCAGACCTTCTGCATCGTCTTGACCTGTTCGCGAGCACGCTCCTTAACCTGCCGCATGAGCGCGCTGTTGTTCTTGATCTCCTCGGCTCGCTGCAGAGTCCTAAGCGCGTCCTCGGCTTCCCAGCGCTTGCGCTCCTTCACCTCGGCAGCCGTTGGCTTATATGGGGTTGCAGCGCTTGTGGTGAGCATTCCTGTCGATTTCTTAGCCATTGGCTTTCCTAATCGCCTTCTGCTTTTTCAGAGCATTTTTATGATATCCGATCATGCGGACTTGCTTGTCTATGTCCTTTTGGACAAAGTCCTTGACCTTCTGCGACGCCGCCGCATGCTTCTCGGCATTCCCGGACTTCGCCGCCGCAGTCCGTTTCTCACGCAGGCGGAAAAGGGCGCTGTCCTCAGCCTCTATCCGCTTCTGATATCGCGGCCCGACGAAACCGCGCTTGTTCGAGCCGTGTCCCTTGCTGTCCTTTGGCATCGATTTTCCTCAGTTGATCTGTGTCTTCCCGGCCATGCGGCGCTGCAGTACCTGCTCCGATTGCTGCGGATCAGTGGCGCGCGCGTTATGCTCGATTAGCGCTTCCGCTATCGCTTCTTTCTCGTGTTGCGATACTGTAGGGTTGTTCAGCATCGTCGCCAAGGTCGTAACGGCTTGTTCAACGAAATAATGCCAGCCTGGCCGATCCTTTTTCCACCACCGATCCGACCTCTCGACTCGGAAATATCCGAACGGCGGGTCTCCGTGCTCATCCAAGAGCGGTGCGAAGTCGGCTTGACAGCGCTGATAGCCCTGAAGGTAATTCTTCAGCGTCGGATAGGTGTCACGAAAGCGGGCCGAACGCTCGCGCTCATCCTTGGTGTCGGCCCACATATGGCCGTCATCCGCCTGCTCCCAAAAAATGCTTGCCAGCTCTTTCGCCATGCGCCGAACGAGTAAAACCGTCACTTAAGCACCTCATCTACCATAGTGATCCAAGCCCCAGCGACGGTGTACGGAGGTAGCTCGAGCTTTCCGGCAGCGGCCGCAACGGCATGCGGGCATGGCTCGCGCAGCGCTTCGATCGCGGCGCGGGCGCATTTAATAGCGTCTGTCATCGGAAGGCCGTAATCAGCGTCTTGATCTGATTCCAATGTTCTATCATGAATAGCTTTCGCCACCCTATCCACCATCTCCTTCACGACCCGATCTCCATGTCGTCGTCGGGATGCTCTGGCTTGTGCCGCTCTGCCCAGCTGTCGCTTTCCCGTTCAGCTTTACGCTTCGCCCGCGCCTCTCGTGCTTCCTGGATCAGTCGGGTCTGGACCTTCAGATCAACCACGTTGCTCAATCGTTCCTCTCCATGATCTGCCGGTATGTATGCCACGGAATGCGCATGTCGTAATCGTGCGCCAGGTCGGCCTCACGCCACACGGCGCGGAAGAACGATAGAATGCGATGAATCATGTCACTTCCTCCCTTTGTTTGCCTTCTTGACGGCTGCCTTGTCCATCTTCTCGTCGGCCTTTGAGCCCTCCCATTTCTTCTGGGAGACGCCGTGCTTCTTGGCCTCGGACTTGTCCTTCTTAGCGTCAGCTGCGGAGCGTTCCCATTTAGCCATGGTCATCTTCTTAGCCATTTACTTTTCCTCCATGATGGTACGAATCAGGTTCTCGATCGCGTCGGCCGCTGCCTCCATGCTGCGAGGCTCATGCAGGACCACATCGTATAGCGTGCCGGCGACCATCTCCTTGGCTGCGGTTAGCCGCTGTTTGCGACGCTGAGCCTGAGCCTCATTGAACATTTTATTTGGGTCAGTCGCTTGCCATTGTGACAGTATATCTGAGTTGCGCTTGACTTGCTCTGGTGTCAGACCGGCAGGCGCCATAGCCTCAGCCAACATTGCGGCTTTAGCTTCAGCACGCCTAGCGCTCCTGGCGGCCTCATTGGAGCGCTTCCACGAATCAATGATGGCACCCAGCATGCTCATCCCTTCCTCCGCTCGCATTTAGTTACGACATAATGATCCATGAAATTATCGTCCCCAAATAGGTCGCGTTGGGTGCTCAATATTTGCTGGCAAATTTCGTATGAGGCAACTGGCTTTCCCTCAATAGGCTTGCCTGAACAGTATAACCAATGCGTACAGACGAGGATAGGAATCCATAGCTCAGACACCATCTTTCCTCCGCTCGTTGCGCTCAACCGCATCCGCCAGCCGGCGCTTGAAGTCGGCGAACCGCTCGTCCAGCGGCCTCTGGTCACGCGGCTCACGGAAGAAATTGCTGACATCATAATGCCGATTGAACGGCTGCTGAGCCTGGATCATGCTCCGGATCTGAGCGATCTGCATTTGCTCGATCTCGGCCTGGCTCATAGCTCGCTGCTGGCTAGGATCAGTGACGACCCCTAGCGGCTGGAAGATACTCATCAGGTCACCATGGTTGAGATCGTCCGCGATCGTGAAGAGGCTCATTTCTTCTTGCCCTTCTTCGCGGCGCGCTGCTCGCTATACGCGATTGCGACAGCCTGCTTGACAGGCTTCCCGGCCTTGACCTCAGCCTTGATGTTCGATTTGAACGCGGTCTTAGATGCGGATTTCTTCAGCGGCATCTCAATTCCCCTTCAGAACGATTCCCATGATTGCCAAGATAACGCAGCTCATGAACGTGCGCCATGGCCTGATGATTGCGAGACGGTATTGCTGCTTGTCTGGCTCGGTCACCTTTGCGCCTCGTCGATCATGGCCTGCCACGTTTCCAGCAAAGGTTGATCCGTAATGG